CAATAACCATGTAAATCGCTGTAAATGAAAACGACTTCCTATTATGGCAAATGAAGCTTCAAAAAATAAGGAAAAGAGGATTAAAAAGTAATTTAAAATTCCTGTGTCAGCATTACAGCATAGACTTTGACGAATCTAAACTTCACGATGCGCTCTACGATATAACAAAAAATTACGAAGTTTTCAAGAAATTAATTTGGGATTTTGAATTTTAAATGATATCTATAACTTTAAATAAAAAAGAATTAAAAAGCCTTAATGATCTGTCAATCAAAAGACATTACTCTAAAGATTCTAAATTTAGAGATTCAGGAATTTTAATTAAAGATCCGAAAGAAGTCTCTCTGCCTCACTTAATAGGGTTGATAGGAGAATATGCTTGGGGTAAATACATAAACGACTCTGTAGATAAAAAAATCTATAAAGTTAGAGATGATGGGCAGGATTTTGAGGGTACAGAGGTTAAAACCATAACTTTCTTGGGGGCTAACCCTGAATTAAAAATAAAAACCTCAGAGTTTAACTCTAAAACTCCTAATAAATATGTACTATGTAGAGTAGATAAAAATAACTTATCAAAAGTAGATATTTTAGGGGAGATATCTAGAAATGATTTTAACGAGAGAAAGAGTATTAAAAAATATGGAATTAATAATCCAGAAAATTATATAGTGGGATTAAAAGAAATGAAATCTATTAATAAAAATTTATTTTACAATTTATTTGAATCTTACGATGGATGTTTTCCTCCTGGAGTCTTGCTGCCTTCCATTAAAATAACAGACTCGGATTATAAAAAGCTAGGAGAGTCATCCTCGATTTCTAATTTCACTTTTTTAACAAAATTGTGTGAAAATTCTTTTTTTAATAAAAATCTAAACAGCCTTGAAAATTCTTCGGCTTACGAAGATAGATTTAAGTATGAGTTGAGCGTCTTGGAGGAGTTAGGTTTTGTTGATTATATTTTATTAAATTGGGACATAATTAACTTTTGTAAAAAATCAGATATTCCAGTGGGGCCAGGAAGGGGTTCGGCTGCAGGCTCTTTAGTTTTGTATTTAATTGGTGTAACAGACATAGACCCTGTGAAATATGATTTATTTTTCGAGAGGTTCGTCTCTAAGAGTCGGGCAAAAAAAACCGAAAAAGATGGAGTAACCTACTTAGATGGTTCCTTGCTTGCAGACATAGATAATGACATAGCTTACGAGCATAGACAAAAAGTTATTGACTATATAGAATCCCAAAACCCTTCGAGAACTTCAAAAATACTAACTTTAAACACTTTGAGCAGTAAGCTATGCGTCAAGGAGTGTGGAAAAATAGTTGGAGATCTGCCGGAAAAAGATGTAAATTTGGTTAGTGATTCAATTCCCAAAAAATTCGGAAAGGTAGCCTCCCTAACTTCGGCAGTTAAAGAATCTGAAAAATTTAAAGATTGGGCCTTTGAAAACGCAGGAATTTTTGATGTTGCCCTAAAGCTTCAAGGCTTGAATAAAAACTCTGGAGTTCACCCTTCTGGTATAGCTATATCAAATCAAGAGATATTAGATTTATGCCCTATGCAAAAAACATCTGACGGTGGAATAGTTTCAGCTTACGATATGAATGATGTCTCAGAGCTCATGGTAAAATTCGACGTATTAGGGTTAAGAACTTTGAGTGTTGTGGACAGAATATGCAAAAGTTTAAATATAGATTTAAAGACTTTAGATTTAAATGATAGCAAAATATTTGAACCCCTACGAGAAGACTTTAGAAATCCTCAAGGAATTTTCCAAATAGAAGCTGACACTAATTTCAGAGTTTGCAGAAAAGTAAAGCCCTCAAACCTAGAAGAGCTTAGCGCTGTTATTGCCATAGGTCGACCAGGAGCTTTAGATTTTGCAGATAGATACGCCGAATATTTGAGGACTAAGGAGGTTGATAACATACACCCCTTATTTGCAGACGTGCTTTCTTATACGGGAGGGATACCTCTTTATCAAGAGCAGTTAATGAAAATGGCGGTAAAGATCGGATTCAGTCTTGATGAAGCTGAGCAATTAAGAAGAATAGTAGGAAAAAAGAAAATAGATCTCATGCCTGAGTGGAGGGAAAAAATAAACACAAAAATAGCAGAAAACAATTTGCCCACTGAAGCTGGAGAAGTCTTATGGGGGGTGGCAGAAGATAGTGCTAATTATTCCTTCAATAAGAGTCATTCTCTTTCTTATGCGACCTTATCGGCTTGGACTTTATATTTAAAGTTTAAATATCCTCAAGAGTTTTTCTTAAGTCTTCTTAGCTTAACAAAGTTTGAGCCTGACCCTCAAAATGAAATTAACAATATTTCTCAGGATCTACCTCATTTTGATATACGTCTACTTCCACCAGACCTAGGAAAATCAAGCATGGATTTTGATAAAGAAGGTAAAAACATAAGATTTGGCTTAAACAGCATTAAAGGGGTAAGCGAAAAGTCTTTAGAAGCTTTATCTAAATTCAGAAAGAGCAAATCGCCAAATAAATTCGATGTCTTTGTCGCAGCAAAGCAGGCGGGCTTAAACATAGGGATATTAGCCTCCTTGATTCAAGCTGGCTGCCTGTCGGGGGCTGAGGCTAGTAGACCTCTTTTGGTTTTAGAGTGTCAGGCTTTTAATTTGCTAACGGATAGAGAAAAAAGAAATATAATTCTTCTCGGGAAAAAATTTAATTATAAATTGCTAGATATAATGCTAGCCGCAAAAGAAGGCTTGATGGCTGACGACGGAAAGTTGTTAATGAAAGAGTCTAGATTTAACACTTTTAAAAGTAAGTACGATAAATATAAAGAAGTTTACCTACAAAATAGACAGTATGAAAAATTTGCTAATTGGTTTTTCGAGAGAAAGCTCTTGGGTTATAGTTATAGTGAAGATTTAAAAAGTGTATTTAAAGATGGAAACTTAATTTTAAATTCAATTGATTATAATAATATGGAAGACAGAAGAACGGGGAAGTTTATAGGGGTGGTAGAAGACTCGTTTAAAGGAGTCTCAAGAACTGGAAACGCATATCTAAAGATTTTAATGTCTGATGAGTATGGAAAATATGTAGTAATGCTTTGTGATAATAGGAGGTATCAAAGATACACTGAATATTATAATTCGCCAGAGGCTAAAACGCCGAAAAAAGATGATATAATCTCAGTGTTTGGTTCTAAATCGGGAGATGCTTTATTCGCGGAAAATATCAGCTTATTAAATGAAAAAATTTACATGAAACTAGGAGACTTAAAATAACATGGAAGAACCATTACCAAATTTCACGCCTAGAGTGCAGCAGGCTATAAAAATAGCAAAGCAACAAAGCATACACAATAAAAATGAAATAGTAGAGCCGATTAATTTGCTTTTTGGAATCTTCAAAGTACAAAGCTCTTTCTTTGACTCCTTAAGTCGATCTAAGCTTGCGGATGAAGATTTTTCAAATTATCTTTCTGCGATAAATTTACCCTCAGAAAAATTCGACATATCCAAGCTCACTTATTCTAAAAAATTTAAAAATATTTTAAGAAATTCAGTTGAAAAAGCCAATTCTTATAATCATGATTACGTCGGGATAGAGCATGTGTTAATCTGCTTGTTGGAAGACCCAGATGTAGCCCTGGTATTTAAAGGTTATAACATTGACCCAAGATTACTATCTAGGCAGTTAGAGCTATCGCTATCCGACTCATTAGACGAAAACGAAAAAGAATCCCACCCCCATTCCGCCGAGGGAGATCAAGCTCAAGAAAGTTCTTTCAAATCTAATTTAAATTTATCAAAATATTGCGCAAATTTAACTGAGTTGGCCTCTCAAGGAAAATTTGATAAAGTTATAGGTAGAGATTCATCCATACTTTCAATGATTGAGATTTTATGTAGGAGAATAAAAAATAATCCTGTTATACTCGGAGAAGCTGGAGTTGGAAAAACAGCTTTGGTTGAAGGCTTGTGTCAAAAAATAGCGAATGGCGACGTGCCAGAACTTCTTTCGGGAAAAAACATTTACTCCTTAAACTTAAGCACTTTGGTCGCCGGAACTAAATATCGGGGTCAATTCGAAGAAAGGCTTCAAGACTTAATAAATGAAGCTGTCGCCGATGAAGACTGCATTCTTTTTATTGATGAATTTCATACGATAACTGGCGCTGGAGGAGCTGAAGGAGGTTTAGACGCGGCAAACATAATGAAGCCGTTACTTTCAAGAGGGCAATTAAAATGCATAGGAGCTACCACTCCAAAAGAGTACAAAAAGACTATAGAAAAAGACTCTGCTCTGGACAGAAGATTTCAGCCTGTTTCAATCGGCGAGCCAGATCAAAAGGATTGTCTAAAAATCTTAAATGGAATCATATCTAAATATGAAGCCTTCCATCAAGTCTCTTATAGAAAAAATGCAATAAAACTCGCTGTAGAATTGAGCTGTCGCTATATAAATGACAGAAACTTACCAGATAAAGCAATTGATATCCTAGATGAGGCGGGCTCAAAAGTAAAGTTGAAAGCTTTAGATAAGCCTCTGGAGTCTAGAGAAATAGAGGAAAAACTAGAAAACTTAATTCAGGAAGAGCAGGACTGCACAATTAAATCAAAAAAAGAAATCCTTTCGCAATCAATAGATGATCTTTTTGATGAGTACCAAACTATACTAGACTCTTGGCAAAAAAAATTATCAAAAAAGAAAGTTTTTGTTTCTGCTTCAGATATAGAAATGGTAATTTCCGAAAAAACGAAAATACCCCTTTCAATCATATCTTCAAATTCTAATGAAAAATTTTTAAATCTAAAATCAAACCTGTCGAAAGAGATAATAGGCCAGGATTCAGCTTTAGATTCTATATATAAATCTGTACTTAGATTCGCCTCGGGATTAAATGAAAAAGGAAAGCCTATGGGAACTTTTTTATTTTTGGGTAAAACCGGAACTGGAAAAACCTTAACTGCGAAAAAAATTGCCAAATATATTTTTGGCGGAGAGAAGAATATAATTAGATTCGATATGGGGGAATTCTCAGACTCTGTAAGCTCTAATAAAATAACAGGTTCTTCTCCGGGTTATGTGGGTTATGAAGAAGGAAGCTCTTTAGTTGATTCGGTTAGGAAAAATCCATACAGCGTAATATTGTTTGATGAAATAGAAAAAGCTCACCCAGAAGTCTTAAAGGTTTTGCTATCTATAATGGATGAAGCTGAATTAAAAGATAATTTCGGTAGAGTTGCCGATTTTTCAAACACTTTTATAGTTTTAACTGGAAACCTAGGGTCTGAGATTATAGAAAAGTCTTCAATTCCTTTTGGTTTTTCTCAAGAAAATTCTGGAGATTTAATGAATAGTAAAATAAAATCAAAAGTAGAATCTTTCTTTTCTCCTGAATTTGCAAATAGAATAGATGAGCTTGTAGTCTTCTCGGATTTCGATAAAGAGTCTTTTGTCAAAATAATAAACATTCAACTTAAAAAATTAAACCAAAAATTAAATTCAAAAAGAATTCGTGTTTCCTTAGATAAGTCTATGGAAGATTTTTGCCTAAAAGAATTAGAAAAATCTAACTTGGGAGCTAGACCTATTGAAAGAATATTCAACCAATCTATAGAATTCCATCTGTCGAAAAGTCTACTTAAGAAAGAAATTGAATCTGGAGACAAGATTGAAGTGTTAAAAGATGCTGAAGGTAATGTCGTGATTAAAAAGGTCAACAACACTCCACAGGAACAGGCGTAATTTAAATTATTTTCTACTTACACTATTTTTTATACCTTGATAAAGCTTCTTCTAACGCTTGTTGAGCGGTTCTTATTTTAATATATTGTTCTACTTTTGAAGTGTCTAGAATGCAATTTGATCTTGGTGCGACAGTTTCTTTGCTAAAAGATTCGATATCGTCGAAGAATTTGAAGTCTTTATTTGATAGCTTATATTTCTTGATTAACCCAACTACTCCTTTTGCGTCGATAAAGCCCTTGTTTGTTATGTTGTATATTCCTTTTGGGACTTTTTGTTCTATCAAGTCAATGCTGTACTTTGCGAAGTCAGCTCGATGAGACAAAGAATTGTCTAGATTAAGCAGCTTATCGTAAGATAATAACTTGGTAATGTAGTTTCTGGGAGAGGCGTGTTCGTCAAATGGAATGCGCAATCTAAAGATATAAGCGTTTGGATTGTTTTGCTTGACAACTTTTTCGGCGAGAGCTTTTGTTCCGCTATAGAAACTACCGTTTTGAAAATGAAAGTTAGAAGGATCGTCTTCTGCAAAGTGCTTATCGTAGCCACCATAAATACAACCTGAAGATATATGAGTTAGCTCGTAGTCTTTTTCGCGGCATAATTGCGCAAGCATTAAAGGTAGCAGGACGTTCCCTTCTATACAGTCAGCTTTAGCTAATTCACAAGCGTCAACATTTGGTTTGCCGATATATCCTGCGCAATTAATTATATGCAAATTATCACCTAAGATATAGAGGTTGTATTTAAGCTCTGCGAGGTTCGTGTAATCTACATCATTTCTACTCCAAGCGACATGAGATAAACTGCGAGACTTCAGTTCTTTAATTATAGCTTCTGCTATATAGCCGTTTTTACCTAATATTATGTACATGATTTTATAAATTTATCTACAAATTCTTGAATCTCATCATTGCATAATAAGTTCACATTTTCATGAATTTTTTCATCGTCCCAATCCCACCATTGTATTTTAAGGAGGTTTTTAATAGTTTCTTCATCAAAACGAAACTTGATATGTTTTGCAGGATTTCCGCCGACAACTGAATATGGTTCTACATCTTTAACGACATGACTATTATTTGCAATCACAGCACCATCACCAATTGTAACACCACTGAGTATCTTAGTATTTTCACCAATCCATACATCACTTCCAATAACAACATCTCCATTTGTGTTTTTAGATTGATTATTTGCATTTTTAAATTTATCACCAGACATCCCTTTGAGTCCTGGTGCTCCAAATGGAAACGTAGAAACATTGTTAATATCGTGACCTTTGCCGTTTGATAGCATAATTTCTACGTTTGTAGCTATACTTGAAAAATTTCCAATAACCAATTTATGATTAAATAAATTCCAAGTTACACGGCCACGAAAATAAGAATGTCTACCTATGGTAATTGGGTTAGTTTTCATTTTAATATATCTGGGTTTTGTTGTATTGTTTGTTTGGTAATTAAATCTTTGAGTCGAGTGGTTGACCATTCATGGGAGCGAGTAGTATATATAACTTTTGGAGGGAGGTCGTGTCCTGTGAAACTTTTACCAATGTAATCTTCTCCAAGTATGCGAACATCGGGCTTCCAAAATTTAATCAAATCAATAAGTTCTTCCTCTGTCTGATACATATATACTTCGTCAATATATTTTATAGCCATTAAAGCTTTATATCGTTCATAATATGGTATAACAGGTTTGTATTTTGTATAACGCGTAGCGCTTGGATCTCGTTGTAAGAAAACTAAAAAACGATCACAATGTCGTTTTGCTTCTTCGAAAGTATAAATATACCCTGGGTGCAGCAAGTCAAAATTGCCTGCTGTAAATCCTGTTATTTCTTTGTTTTTCATTTTAAATTATTTTGTGTTTTATTGGGTGAAAACATCCAATCGGGACTTCGTTTTCATTTTTATATTTTTGATTCAAAAAATCAACCTGAGGACGCCTAGCTAAATTTTCGGAGTCAAAAATTGTTTTGTCGACTTTTGGCTTTACATTCGTTAAATAAGTTAAGATTGACATTCGAACTTCGCAGAAAATATCTAGTTCATATAAATAATCATATTTACTGGAGATTATTTGCTCAATAAAGTCTTTGGTTGTGTAAAAGCCGGCAAAAGGAGCAACGAAACGCTCAATATTTTTTTCGTATTTTAAAGCTTCTTCGTAGTATTGCCATTTAAGTTTTTTGATCCATCCCACCACAGTCGAATTAAACCCTTCAATTTTAATATGAGGAAGCTCTTTGTTTAGTAATACATCCCACTCAAAAAATGCTACATTATTTGTAGTAATCATATGAAAATTATCTTTAAGCCAATTTCGTAGAAATTTGTCATGATTTCTTACCAATATATGCCTCAATTCATCTTCATTAGAATCGCGTAATGCCATTTTTGAGAAATCGACTTCAACACCATAATTAACATCTTTTACTTTGTATGAAGAATATGGGGCTGGTAAAAAATATTCTCTACCATCTGCGTATAGAATATTCGCCGAGGGATTTGATTTTTCATAAAAAGAACTATGAATATGAGGGCAAACAGATGAATCTGCTGTATGATATATTATAGTCCAGTCATTCTTACTCATCTTCAAGCTTCCTTATGTTAATTCTTTTAATCCTGTCTTAAAGTTTACACTTGGAAACCAATTTAGTTCATTCTGAATTTTACTATTGTCAATTGCATAACGCCAATCGTGACCCAATCTATCTTTAATGAATTCTATCTGACTCTCATCTTTATCTAAAAGTTTGAGTATAGTTTTAACAATATCAATATTGCGAACTTCATTTTTGCCGCCAATATTATAAACTTCACCAATTTTTCCATCATGCAATACCACATCAATACCAGAGCAATGATCTGAAACATGAATCCAATCACGAATATTCCTACCATCACCATAAACAGGGAGTTTTTTGCCTGCCTTGGCATTTTTAATCATTAATGGAATTAATTTTTCTTCATGTTGATTTGGCCCGTAATTGTTTGAACAGCGAGTAATTAAAATAGGATAATTGAAAGTCTCATAAAAACTACGGCACAACAAGTCAGCACTTGCCTTGCTTGCCGAATAGGGGCTATTGGCTTGTATTGGCGTGTTTTCGGTAAAGGCATCATCCCCTTCGCTCAAAGTTCCATAAACCTCGTCTGTGGACACCTGAAGATATCTCTCGATGGTCGGACAATCATGAAGTAACGTGAGGAGCGAGTGTGCGCCATTTATATTCGTATGAACGAAAGGAGTCGAATCATTTATACTATTATCAACATGACTTTCAGCCGCAAAATTAACAATATAATTTATATCATTCTTTTGTATTAAATTACGAATACGATCTGTATCATTAATATCGCAAATGGATAAACTGTATCGACTTGAATTGTTAATTTCGTCACTGATGTTATCGTAGCTTGCTGCATATGTTTTTAGATCAACATTATGAATATGATAATTTTTATATTTATTGAATATGTATTTTATGAAATTACTTCCAATAAATCCTAGCCCGCCAGTAACCAATAAATTCACATTGAAATTATTCGGGTCTTTTTCCTAACGGCTTTCCGTCTTGTCCAATTTCGCCAGCTCGTATCTTTGTGGCGGATACATCCTGAAGCTCTTTGCTTAGTTCAAGTTGTTCGATGTTATAACCGACCCCTCTCCCATAAAAAACATCCATAATATTGGGTATCTCTATTATTTTTATTTTATTTCCAAATTCTACGCAAGCGGCATGAATTTCTGCTTTTACTTTTTCAAAATCGTATGGGTTTTTTTCATCGATTCCCCCTACATCTCTTAATGCTATACAGCATTGGCCAGTTCTTTTAATTGCTTCAGCAACTAAGGTTTTGTGGCCCACGTGAAAAGGTTGATATCGACCAATGAGTAGCGCTGTAGGAGCTTGATTGTCCCAAGCTTCTGTTTTGTAAATGTTTCCTAACGCAGTTTCAGCCCATTCTTCGGGAGTACCATCTTCAAGGATTAAATCTCCTTCATCCCATCTTTCATCTTTAGTTGGGTCTTCAAATAATTTATTTGTATCCTCGTATCTACCTTCTTTAATTCTGTTGACCCAAATCACAAAATCAGGGTTGAACAATTCTCTAGCTTTTGCTGTTGGACAACAAAAATCAGATATTACATAACCCCCTCCTAGCGCAGCCCAATCTGCGAGCTTCCCCATTCTTCTTGAATGCTCGTTCCTGTCTTCTTCTGAAAATCCAAGGTCTTTATGTATTTCTTGTCTTACAGCGTCAGCATTAAACCATACAGCGTTTAGCTTTGGTACTAGCTTTTCAGCTAGAGTCGTTTTTCCTGATCCGGGCAACCCCATTATTAATATTTTTCTTTTTGTTCTCACGACCTTTGTTACACTTTTTTTTTTTGCTATTTTAGATTTGTGTATAATTTTACATGAAAAACTCTTTAAAGCTAATCAAAAAATTAAAAAAATGCCTTTTATTATTAAATAAAGAACAAATAGAATATGAAATGATAGAAAAAATAATTAGATCTTTAAAAAGAAAATTAGAAATGGGAGAGAATCCCTACAAGTTTAAATCTAATGCTCAATTAACCGACAACTACTTAAAAGATTTTCTTGATTTTTAGGCTTGACATTTACTCTTCTATGTGTAATATTACTTATAGATCTTTGAAATTTTTGCTGGGGGTGTACTGGATTCGACTAATGTTGGAATTTGGCGCTGCAAGTCGGAGATGCATCTGGCTCCGATATCAAGATGCAAAAGCTATACATGGCGAAGGTTATTATAGTATTGAAGAGCTTATTGAAGCTGCTACTGAAGAGTACGAGTCTCTCGTGCAATTTGAGCAGGCTGAAGAGCTTGAGATGGTAGCTTAAAGCTGCCCCCTTACTTTCTTTGACGCAGATACTAGAATAGTAAGGACATTTATCTGCAAAAACAGAAAAGGTTTATCTGTTAATAAACTGTAGTCCGCTGAGTATTTGGAGGCAAATAATTGTAACAGAAAGTTAGATGTTAATATCGCAACTATAAAAAAAATTAACTAAACTTGTAGGTGCGTCAACCAAAGGCACTTAGGACGCGGGTTCAACTCCCGCCACCTCCACCAAAATTTTTAAAAATAGAAAAAAAAATTACAACGAAAACTCGAACAGTGGACGATACACACAAGAAATACAGAAATACAGAAAAAGGTAAAAAAGCGCAAGAGAAAGCTCGCAAAAAGTATGATGAAGCCGATTTGGAAAGAAGGAGATCTCAAAAGCGAGAGTACATGAGAAAAAAAAGACGAGAAGACCCTGGGTATTGCAAGTGGAAGTAAAAACTTGACTTCTGAACTTAATTCTGCTACAATGTTTTAAGTTATGAAAAAAAGAGGTAGAAAAAAACACACCTGTCAATTAAAATTCAGAAAAACTATTTTTCAGTACGATCAATACTGGAACATTCATTATACAGAGTTATTTGCAGATGGCAAAGAAAAAGATTTTAAAACCGTCATTAAAGCTCGTTCGGCTGATTTAGCGAGGCAATATCTCAAGAAAAAAGTTTCCCAAGACTCGCCGAAATCCAAAATAAAATCTTTTACTGTTTTTATGTTTCATAGGAATGGAGAGGTAAACGGAATAAATCTTTCGACAGAAGATTGGTCTTTAATAAGAAAATGCTCTTTCCCTAACGAAGTTAATATATTATTTAAATACGAGAATCCGAGGCCAAAAGGTTACACCAATAGATTCAATAGTCAAGTTCAGGGCAAAACCCCACTAAATGGCTTCAAAAAAGGGCATGCCTACATTGCTCCAAAAAAACTTTACACTAAAGAAGAGAAGTCAAAAATGAAGTATGAAGGAGGGTGGAAGCCTTGGCCAAAGGCAGAAAGAGAAGCTTTAAAAGAAAAGATAATTTATAATTTTAAATTAAGCAAAAATAGTAGAATTAAAACTGCAAAAGCCCTTGGTTTCACAAGTTCAAAAGCTCTAAAAAAGCTTTTAGATGAAAAATTTATTGAAATAAATTGGAGTAAAGAATTTCCCTGTCGCACAGATTAATTATGACCAATAAAGATAAAAAAATAGAAAAATTTAACCAATGGCTATCTTGCTATCAAGAAGATTTGGGTCGAATAGTCGGTAAATATAGATTTACTAATCACGCTTTGGAGCATGATGAAGTGGTTTCTGAAATTAACTTAGGCATCATAAAGAGTTATGAAAAGCTAGCTTCAGACTTAAAAAATCCGATTAAAACTGAATTAGATTTTCAAAAAACAGCTTACTCTTATGCAAGAAACTATATAAAGTGGACGGCAGATGGAGCTTCAAATAGAGATAAGAAATATATAATGAATCGTCAGGATGGAGTGGTAGCTTCTGATGGTGAAGGTAAAACTGTTTTTGAGTCTGTGTGTGAAACCATAGGTAAGGAAGACTCTTTTTTTGCATCTTTGAATGACTCTGATAAATTTCAAAATATACTTTCTTGGATTTTTGATTTCAGCCATTTTCTTACCCCTCATCAAAAAAACATACTAGAGCTTTTATTGTCTGGAAAAAATCTAGATGAAGTCGGAGATTTAACCGGGGTAAGCCACCAGGCGATATCATCAATTTCAATAGAAATGTTTGCGGCAATTAAAAACAATGTAAAAGTCGCCATAGGGGACGATGATAGTGATAAATTAAAAATAAAAGAAGGTCATGCTTCTATAAAAAAGCTTTTTAGCTTGGAAAGAAAATCTAGAATGATGAATCTAAAAGACTTAAGTTTTATAAAATCTCGATTAATAGAAAATCCAAAAAAATATACTCTGATAGATTTGGTGGCCATGTTAAAAGGTAAATATTCCTCAAGACAGATATGCGCTTTTGTTAACAGGAACAAATATAATATTTATTTAAAGAAAATCGCAGATAAGACTTGACTTTTTTTAAAAACCTGTTAATATATAAACCATATTATGAATCAATTAGAAAACACAAAAACTTACTTAGTAGGGCATATGCAATACTTGAGCGGGAGAAATTGGAGAGAAGAAATTTCAGAAAGTCTTGCAGGCTTAAACATCACCTGTTTTGACCCTTACAAAAAACCTTTTATAAAAGATGTGGAAGAAGATGAAGCGTCAAGGCAGGAAATGGAAGGGTGGATGAAAACTAAGCAGTATGACAGAGCTTCAGAGAGAATGAAAACTGTCAGATCCTACGATCTAAATTTAGTAGATAGGTCTGATTTTATAATTGCTCATTTAGTTCCCGAAGTAGCTTCGTGGGGAAGCGCAGAAGAAATTGTTACAGCTGTAAGAATGAAGAAACCTATATTTATAAGCATGGAAGGCGGAAAAGCCAAAACCCCCCTTTGGCTCCTCGGCATGCTCCCCCATAAGTATATTTATAATTCTCTTGACGAAATTGTCGATATGTTGTATGCTATAGACAATGGTACAAAATCAATTGATTCAGATAGGTGGAGATTATTAAAAAAGGAGTATAGATAGCATGGAATTATTATTACTTTACGCAGTAGGTTCAATCATATATTATTGTATTCATTTTAAATAAATGATAATTATAGATAATATTAAAAATTATAATTTTCAGTTTGGATTTAATCAAACTCAAGATTTTATTTTAGATTCTCTAGAGAAAGAGTTTAAATCAAAACATGGAGACTCTTTTTTTTATGAAAACTCCCTTATTATTATAGTTGAAAACGAAAAATTCTACCACGTTATTAGAAACAAACATAAAGTTAGAGTTAGTGGAGAACTTCTTGAAAATTTAACCTTAGATATTAATTCTCACCTGTAAGCAATGAACAAATCAAAATTAAAAGAAATAAAAGAAATAATGGGCTACAAAGGCCTTAGAGAACAAAAAAGACTTTTGAGGAGATTTAAAAAATCGTACTCAAGTTTAAATCAGGAAGATAAAATAAAAGTTATTAAAGATTTAAAAGAGGCTTTTGAAATAAAATCAAAAAATACTTGATTTTTTAACCTTAACATATATTATAAGAATATGCACAAATTAAAATATTTCTCAGCGCCTTGGTGCGGTCCATGTAAGTTTTTTAAGCCAATCATTAACGAATTAAAAGAAGATGGTTATGATATAGAAATTATCAATATAGACGAAGACCAAGAAAAGACTTTAGCTTATGGAGTGCAATCAGTACCTCATTTAGTTTTTGAATCTAAATGTTCTGAAAAATCTCCAGACTGCAAAGAAGAAATTTTATATAGAGTCTCTGGAGGAGCCTCTAAATCTGATATAGAAAAAATATTAACAACTAAAATCAAATAAAAATGACAGAAGAAAATAAAAGTGCCAACGAGTGGAAACAAAGAGAGCTTGGAGCCTTGTGGAAAAAAGAAGGTAAATCTCAAAACTATTATTCTGGAAAAATAAACCTTAAAAATTTATCAAATTCTGATTCAGTCAGCATTGTAGGGTTTGCAAATAAATCTAAAAAAGAGTATCCAAATTCCCCAGACGTAATTCTTTACGCCTCCTCATCTCCCGAAGTTTCATCTTCTGAATCTACAAAAGTAGAAGTTGACGATGAATCGCCAATGCTTTAATATATGGGCGTTCCGGTATATGTTATAGTTAGAAATAGAAGAAGGGCAGATCCTTCAAATTTCAAAACAAAAAAAGAATCTGAGTCAAGATTAAATTCTATGGTTTCTCACTTCAAAAGTTTAGATCCTGATTTTAAAGAGGTTTTTAAAATTATAAAAACCTCAAACCCTCACTTCTTAAGGTAGAGTGAAAGATTTTGGGGTTTTTTCTGAGGCTTGCCGAAAAAAAGGTTTAATACTTAGGGAGTCAGCGTATACGTTAAAAAGAAATTATTCAAATTTTACCCTAGAAGGTAAAAACCGTAAAAAAAGTTATATTTACTTAAAAAAAGTTCAAACGAATAAAAGTTTTGTCTGGGTTGAAGTTAAAAATAAAGCAGGAAAACCTGGCTGGCTTTTTGGTTCTAGCGACTTCTTAGTGTTTGATACAAAAAGTTCGTTTGTTTTAGTTTTAAAAGAAAAAATGATAAAATTTATAATGAAAAATCTAGATAGCCCACAAGTTTCTTCGGGCAAGAGAGGGTTGCCTTATAGCTCTTCTCGAAGAGAAGGTACTAACGAGCAAACTGTCTTAGTTCCAATTGAAGATATTAAAAAAATAAGTTACGAGATTTGGAGCAAATGAATTTAAGTCAAATAGATTTCGCCTTAGTTACGAGTGAATCCTTGCGTCAGAGAATTAAGTCTTGGAATTCTTTTGAAGATTTATCTGAAGATCAGTTTGTAGATTTAATCGATTATTCAAAAGAGTTGGTAAAAGAAGACCCTAATCACGAAATACTTTTTCTTGTTGTTGCTAAAGGCGTTGATGAAAAGGAAAAGCAGGAAGAGGAAGAGTTAACGGAATTAAAAAGTGAACTAGAGCAGGCTGAGAAAGAAAAATACGCTAGCTCCAAAAAGAAAAGCGAATTAAGAGAAAAGTCTAAGCAAATTTTAAATTCTCTTTATGGAATTTAATTTTAATATTGATTTTTTGCTTCAACATACTATAATATATTAATCATGAATGATTTTAGCGGTAAAGAAATAAATAAAGCTCAAGATGGTTTTAAAAAATATTGCGACTCAAATAAAATATCTCAAAAACGAGACACTATTTTTAATAAATCGAGTAGCGCAGGAAAAGGAGATGTTCCAAGAAATATAAGTGACTCCTTTAAATCAAACTTTGAAGAAATTTTCCCAAACTCCTTTAAACCTTATTGGAAAAAATAATTTATGAGTAATTGTGTAACAAGTTATAACTTAGATATAATCCATAGAGATTTATCGTCGCTTAATGAAATTATTCATGGCCGATTGAATCAGAGCTATGTTAGAGTAATTCACAAGCCTAAAAGAAGCGATTCTCAGAATATATCTTCGTGTAAAATCGCTATTGTTTTTGAAGAGACGGAATCCCTTCTTTTTACCGACATAATAAAAGACCTCTTAAGTGAAAATAACTTCCTGGAAATAGGGGGAAGCTTTGTAGATCCTTCTGGAGAAGGCTATGTGAATTCTTTAGGCGATAAAGATTATATTTCCATTAATTAATAAAATATGAATTTCCATCTTTTAAATTTTCTTCTAAACAAGTTTTTGCCTTTTTTTATTATAGCTTTTTTATGTTTTTTAAAAATGGGTTTTAATTGCTTCGAGCCTTACGTAATAATGTCTATGTGTTTTTTTACAAGCCATTTTCACTTTAAGACTGGGTATGCGTTAGCTTTCTGCGAATCTAACGGTGTATCAACAGTTAAGAAATAAAACTTTTTGGAGAGACGCTTAAATACAATTCTACAATTGTAAATTAAAAATATTTCAATGGATTCTATTTATTTAGTTTACGGGCTATTTGCTATTTGCTTATTTCTTGCTTCTTGGATTTTTCTCTCACAGAAAAAAACTTCTGAGAAAAAAAATCTACAAGAGTCCATAGCTTCTATTCCTCAAAATTTTGAAGAAATTAAAAAAATCTTAACAGAAGAAAGAGATTCTTGCTTAGATAGGGAGAAAATGCTTTCTCAAACGATATCTGAGCTTCAAGAAAATCAGAAACAACAACATTCGCTTTTTCAAGAAAATTTAAGTCAAGAGAAGGCTCGTTCTGAAGGTTTTTTGAGTGAACTTCGAGCGTATAAAGATAAATTTGAATTAGTTTCTCAAGAAAAGTCAAAAGTTTTGTCTCAAAAGAAAAGTAGTGAAGTAAGGCTTGGTCATATAGCGGAAACTTTAGCTCCTTTTTTGGACGAATTTGATTTTAATCCAGAAGAGTGCGTATTTATGGGAAAGCCCATTGATTATATTTCCTTTGGAGAAGAAGAGGTAACCTTCATAGAGGTAAAAAGCGGCAATAGCAAACTAAACTCAAAACAGAGACACATTAGAGACTTAATAAAATCTAATTCAGTTTGCTGGAAAGAAGTTCGACTTAAATAGCTAAAAATCGACATTCAATTACTCGACAAGAGTGTACTTAACAATGAATTTAATTAATAAATAAAAATAATATGAAAAATAAAATCGTATCATTATTACTGGCCATTGGGCTAATTACTAACGTCGCGCTAGCAAATTCCGCAAAGCTTGGATATACCTCTGATTTCTTTTATCGGGGAGAACAAAAAGCTCAAGAGTCTGTTCAGGGATCTATCAACCTTAAAGCTAAAGTTTTGGGTTTAAATGGATCTGCTCATGTTTGCACAAATCAGTCTGTCGATACAGGTTCTGATAGCTACAACATGGGTCTGGGTTTAAGCCATAGCTTTGATCTATTAACTGTTTATGGAGGTTTTCATCATTTTGAGGATGTTCCTGGGGATGCTTTATCTGAAATAGAATTAAAATTGTCCATTGAGTCTATTGGGTCGCCTTCTATTTCTATTTTTAGAAGCACAGATGACAACCTTTATACCTTTGAAGGATCTGTATCTCATTCTATGGATTTTGATTTAGCGAGCTTAACTCTAGTTGGTTCCGCCGGAAACACCGAATTAACAGATTCTTCGGATAGGTCCTATTATTCAATTGGAGCTGATTTATCAAAGTCTATCTCAGATAATACAACGCTGAGCGGAGGAGTAGACATTATGGATGCTGACGACATTGATCGGGAATTTGTCTTTGGAACAGCCTTAACTTTTAATTTCTAAATAACAAAAAAGAAAAATATGAAAAACACACTAAACACAATCTCAGGAGCGGTAAAAGGTATTGCCGCTACCTTATTAAGCGTACTAGGACTTCTAGTAGTAGTTCAAGCAGTCTTTGGAGCTTCAGCTCCTGTAGACGTAATTGGCAACCTGCAGGCCCTAGTTACAGGATTTGCTGGACCTCAAGCAGGATTCACGTCTTTCTTGACTTTAATTCTTGTAGTTGCTCTGTTGGCTAAGAATAGTTCTTGCTCAGAAGGGGAATGCAACAAGAAAAGCTAAGAAAAAAACTTAAAATATAAAGAAAGAGGGCTTCGGCCCTCTTTTTTTTTTGTGTATATTGTTTTATGAACAAGAAAAAAACCGTTTCAAGCGACGTACTCGCATCGGATATCGCCCCTTCTTTCCCTGTCGATCAATCAGGGAATTCTTTAACTATTTCAACTTACGCTGATATGCCCGATAATTCTTATGAGAAATGGGCTTATTCTTTTGACGATATTTTATACGTTGAAAAAGAGTGGACTGATTTTCAAAGTGGAAGCCTTCAAATAGACTTAGATGGGACTGAGTCCGCTATTCATTTTAGGGGAATGAACAATTCTATACTTTCTTCATCTAAAGCTGAAAGTTCCTTGCAATCTTCAAGTCTTTTTTCAATAACCTTTGATAGCGGCGCTAACTTTTCGGAAACGGTAAAAAGTCAGGTTACTCAAGGCTTCTTAAAATGGTCTGATTTAATATCAGGAATAAAGCCTAGTAATTCGTCTAACCCTACTGTTTCTCATAATATAGAGGTTACGGTAAAAGCTTTTGCTGAAAATTCTTCAAAGGTAGGTAGCGCTATTATTACAAACACTGACACAGTAGAAGGTTCTACTTTTGCTATATCGGGAGATATATCTCTTAATACAAATAATATAGACGCCTACTCCACTAAATTTCTACAAGTAGCCGGACCTACTAGCAACAAGACTTATACCGTTACTGTTTCAAACGGAGACTTCTATATTGATGGTGCGCAGCAGCCAACGCTAGCTCTTACGGAAGGCAACACTTACAAGTTCGACCAATCAGATAGCTCGAATAGCAACCATCCCTTGCGGTTCTCTACCACTAGCGATGGAATACATAACAGTGGATCGGAATACACAACAGGTGTAACGACTGCTGGAACCCTAGGTAGTGCTGGAGCGTTTACGCAGATTGTGATTGCAGCAGGCGCACCAACGTTGTATGTGTATTGCAAGACTCATTCGGGAATGGGTTTCCAAGTTAATACGGAAACGGGAAATAGCTACCAAGTTTCGGTATTAACTTCTATTATCGTTCACGAAGCTGCTCATATATTAGGACTGGGGACCTTATGGAGCGATAGAGGTTTTATTAAAACTCACTCTAATGGTTCAACATATTACGATGGAGTAAAAGCTTTAGAGGAATACAAAACAATTTTTTCAAATTGGCCAGATTCTAGCAGTTTTATTGGAATTCCAATTGAAAATGATGGCGGAGCAGGAACAGCGGGATCTCACCCAGAAGAAGGTTTTAAAACTTTTGTTTCCTTTACATCTGATTATGCCCAGTTTGGCGGATTAATATACCCAGGACTTCAAGACGAGATTAATACGGGATTCATGACTGAAGATAATTACATGCCTTTGAGTAAAATATCTGTAGGTTTTGCGGATGATTTAGGGTTTGTTGTGGATTATGATAAAGCTGATGACTTTGTGGCTCATGATCCGCCCTCAACTCCTACTCCTACTCCAGCGCCTCCTGCAGAAGGAGATGGAATTACAATGTATTTTGAAGATACAAGCTCTGTTTCTCTTCCGATTGCACAGATTGGCTGGAAACCAACTACTGATCATTTGGGAAATCAAATTACACATTACAAAAATGACGGTCCAGATTCTTCGATTGTTATAGATTGGGGAGATGGAACTACGCAAACCTTAACTAAAGGTCAAGAAGGGGTAATAACAAAAACTTACGCCTCTAATTCTGGAGTTAAAACAGTTAATATAACTGGGCATTTGGTAAAATATGGAACTCCTGATTTAGTTGTAACCGGTGGGTCCGAAAATACCGATGTAGTTCAGAGTAACACGAAAATGACAAAACTCGTTATAAAAGGGATGGATTTTCTAGAAGATACTTCTTATGCTTTTTACAAGACCTTAATGCTGGAAACTGTGGATTTAGCTGATTTTAAATCCCCAAGTTTAGAAAAATGCGCATTCATGTTTGCGATAGAGAAGCTTATATTTGAAACTAATGGAAAATTACATTGCAGTGCCCCGTTTGGCCTCAACACTCCAGTTTTAAAAAGCATAGATATTTCCTCAATGAATTTCTTTGATGTAACATGGTGGACAGGCATGTTTAGAGCTCAAAAAAATCTTGAAACCATTTCAGGCGCGGAAAATCTTTTTTTCCGATACGGAAATGACTTTGGTGGCAACTCCAATAGGAATACTTTTTCAGCTCTGGGAACGGGGGGAACAATGGACGCTTCGACTAGTATATTTAGTGGTTGTGACTCTTTAGCTTCTTTAGATTTAAGTTCATATGGATTTGCGTATGAAGAAGGTACGGGTTTTTCTGTTTCAGACGCTTATATTGCTGCAAATTCGGACTGGCTGGATACATATACCACCCTTGACTGTATATATGATCCACTTTGTGAATCTTTAAGTAATAGTTGGAATGCGGCTTTTATGAAAATTCCCTCAAATAGACCTCAATGGGACTCTTTTAAGCCGTACAGACAATCTGGGGGAGATTTTTGTAATAACTCAGGAGATTATATTGAATTAAAATTTAGCGCAGCAAGATTGGCCTCAATAAATAGAACTGTTTCATTTGAATTTACTCATCATTTGCTTCATTGGGCTCAAGACTCTTACGTAGAGTTAACCGCTGGTAATTGGGGGCCGGATCCAGATTCAGAACCTCATGTCTATATAGATTGGGGCGAAGGAGCTGGAAACCAAGAATACGCTTGGAGCAACTCAGCTTCTTTCACCTACCCAGATAGCAATACAGAACGCACTATTAAAATTTCTGGAGATTTAAGTTGGATTACCTGCAAACACGCAAGCTCTGCTAAAATAATTGGAATGAGGTCTTTAGAGAAAACAGATCGAATGTTTAAGTGCGATTACGGAAAGGAGTTAGATTCTTTAGATTTATCTCAATGGGACTCTAGAAATATCGTATCTATGAATAGAATGTTTTACTATCAGAATTTGAACGCTCTATCTGATAGTAATGGAGAATTCACTGGATTGTCAAATTTTTCTTCTAAAAAATTAACAGATATGGCTTATCTTTTTTGGAAATGTGGAATGCCTAAAAAAATAGATTTAAATCACATAAATGTTTCAAAAGTAACAGATATGACGGAAATGTTTCGTAACAATTGGTCTGGGTGTTGCTCTGCTGTTCCTGTGAGCAATGGGGGTTCAGGAGTTGCCACTCAGATAGGAATTTCAGAATGGAGGCCCGTGAACTTAAAGTATGCTTCATCTATGCTTAGAGACTGGTGTGAAGTACCGGACTTAACAAAATGGGAGACGCCTAACCTGAGGAGTTATATATGGAATGGGTATAATCCATACTACAGCACCTACGAGACCGAGATGAGAGCTAAAGCTCCCACCTCTTGGAAGATTGAAGCAGGGGGAAGCCTCGTTCCTCATTGGTTTAATTGATAAAATTTTTACATTCAGATACGCGCTTTAAGTGTATACTTTAGTATGACTAAAGAAGGTGAATATATAGACGACGACGACATTTTTTTTGTGTCCCCTAGGGACTACGATGAGCAAACTGACGCTTTAAGATTTGACCTGGACGATCTAGTTGATAGGTATACAAGTGAATTTGATTTAAATACGATAACTATCATAGGAGCGCTCCAAGAAAAAATTGAGGAGTTAGCTGATTCGGGAAATATCGAGTTCACAATGGATGAAGATTTTTTTAATTAAATATTATATTAATAATGAATATAATAGTCGGAGAGATGTTCAAGTTAACTTTTTATAAAAAGTTTTTTAATTGTTTTTTTAAGACGTACCTAAAAAGCGGATCTTACTCCTACGATCAAATTATAAAAATAGACTTAGAGTTAAGATTTTTCTTTAATGAAAACTTAAAGCGAAAAAAAGATCCTAAAAAGGTTAGAGAAGAATTATGCGTCAATTTATCTAACTCTTTTAAGAGTCCATTTGATGTAGAGTGTCTCGTTTATAACTATCAAAGCACAGAGCTTTCAGACGTTTCTAATTTTGCCTTTGAGGATATTTTCAACTTTAAATTTTGCCCTACTATAAAATGTTCTACCGAAGAATATTTATCTCATTTATTATTTTTTTATTTTAAAAATGGAAAACTATTCAAAAATACCAATTCATAAAGAATCTCCCTATATAGTCAACTCTATAATAGAAATAGAAGAGGGCTCGAGAAATAAATATGAGTTTGATAAAAATCTCAACGCTTTTGTTTTTGACAGAATTTTAAGGTCAGCGATGGTCTATCCTTGTAATTACGGCTTTATACCCAACACAATGGCTGACGATGGAGACGCCTTGGATGTCTTAGTTTATAGCCCCGAACCTATAAAAAGAGCTACTTTAGTCGAGTCTAGGGTTATTGGATGCTTAGACATGGAAGACGGAGGCTTCAAAGATTATAAGATTTTTGCAGTGCCATCTTTTTTTAGGGAAGATTTTAGCATTTTGAAACATCTTGATCCAGATATTTTAGACATATTTGAAAATTTCTTCTTAAGATATAAAGATTTAAGTCATAGCGAGTCGCACGTCTCCTTAAAGGGGTGGCTTACCAAGGAAGAAACTTTTAAAATTATAAACGAAAGTGTTTTAAAATGATTTCTATACTGCTTCTATCAATCTTATATTTTTTTTGTGAAAGATATTATTTAAATATCCCGAAGGGAAAACATATAAAAGACTTGCGATTAAATAAATGAAACCAGTTTTACTTCTCTCTTTTTTGTTTTTGTTTGGGTGTTATCCAATAAAAGTAAAAGAGAAGGAAAGAGACTGGAAAGAAATTTACAAGAAAGAAATGCTTAAAGCTAGGGAAAATCAAGATAGAGATGCTTATTTCTTTTTTCTTAAAGAGTACGAGAAAGAATTCGAAAAGTCTGCGGCAAATAAAAATACTATTGACTAAAAAGTCTTTTTGTGTTATATTTATAGTATGACACAAAAAATTATTGAAAATTCTTTCGTTGATAAACTAATTAGTTTCGGGGAATCCTTATCTAAGGAAATTGTAGATATACAAAACTCCGATTTTGAGGTAAATCAAAAAGAAGATGAGTCCCCGCTGACTAAAGCTGATTTGCATTCTAATTCTCGAATTAAATCTTTCTTAAAGGAAAATCACTCGCTAAGTAACATTTTATCTGAAGAAGATAAATCTGTTGATTTCGACTTAAGAAAAAAATGGGAGTATTATTGGGTAATAGATCCTATAGACGGAACAAAAGAATTTGTTAAAGGTCGAGAAGATTATTGTGTAAATATAGCTTTATGCAGAGGTTCTGATCCTATTTTTGGATATGTTTTAGTCCCCAAGTCTAAGGATTATTATTTGGGAGGAGAAGATTTTAATGCGGAAAAAAATGGATCCCCTATAAAATGTGGAAAAGTCTCGAGCTCAAGCAAGATGAGGATCGTAGCTTCCAATTCGCATATAAATGAAGCTACTCAGTCTTACATTGATGACGTAAAAAAAGATTTTGAAGTTGAAGTTTTAAAAGTTGGAAGTTCTTTGAAATTTTGCTTAATAGCTGAAAACAAGGCGGATATATATCCGAGAATAGGTCCGACTATGGAATGGGACACCTGCGCCCCACATGCCATTCTAAATTCGGCGGGAGGGAATGTTTCGGAGTATCTATCGCCTTCAAGCTTAAAATATAATAAAGAGAATCTTCTAAACCCAAGTTTTGTTGCTTCGGGATTTTTGGTTTTCCCCACTGTAATTTAAAGATTTTAATTACACTCGTTTATATATGGCAAATAAAAGCCCCAGAGTAAAAGACAAGTGGATATCTATAGAATACGAGGGAGTGAACTATCGAAGTGTAGCAGCTTGTGCTGAGGCTATAGGTATTGGAAAAGCTGTTCTATACAGAGGTTTTAAGAAAAAGTTAAATATTTATCAAATCGTCGAAAGACATAATACCCATGGGCCTAGTACTTCAATACCCATGGAGTATAAAGGTAAACTTTATGAGTCTACTGCTGCTTTTTGTCGAGATCACAATATTCACCCCGCAACTTTTCTTAGCAGAAGAAAAGCTGGTGATTCCATTGATCACATACTTAAAACTTATCAACCTCAAGTAGTTATCAAATGGTCGGAAGAAAAAGTCAAGAATGCAGTTTTAGAAATTTATAAAAAATTTAACGATGGAAAACCTTGCGGCTTAAGCGTTTCTGATGTTCGTCAATATATTGTAGACAATAATCTCGCATCTTTATCCAGAGAAATAGTAAAATATTTTGGATCAAAACCTAATCTTGATAAAGAGCTCGGGCTGGAAAAAATAGACAGAGGACTTCCTTGTAGAGCGTCTTTTGATCAATTTATTATTGATTTTAAAAAAACTTGGAGCGATCCTGATTCGGAATTCTCAAAATGGTTAAAACATATTGGGCACGAAGGTTACCCCTTTGATTATTCTGATTCTGAATATAAAAATAACCATACAAGTGTAAAAATTTTCTGCAACATATGTAAAAATCCCTTTTATCAATTAGTCGATTCGCACAAAAAAGGATTCTGCGGTTGCAAAAATTGCATACCTAAGTATAGAAGTTTTAAAACCCAACAATATACTATCGAAGATATATTTAGATTAGCCATTGAAAAGCATGGAACCGACCTTGAATATAACTTTGAAAAAACAAAAAAAGAATATACAGGGTATTCTCATAGCTATATTTATTATGTTTGCCCTAAACATCGAGATAATGGAGAGCGTAAAGTTTCCTGCCAGAATCATTTATTAAATGGCCATGGATGCCCATCTTGCGGCAGTATTCAAAGTGGAATCTCTAACACTGAATCCCTCGAAGAGAACATAAGAAAGAGTGAAGCAAAACATGGTAAAGGGCGCTACGATTATAGCTATATAAAAGAAGAAGACTTTAAAACAAAAAAAGATAAAGTAAAAATCTTTTGCCCTGAACTTGATAAAGATGGGAATCCTCATGGATTTTTTCTTCAAACTTGGAGCAATCATATTGCTGGATCTGGATGCCCAAAATGCAATACATTAAATAACTCAAAAGCTGTTCAACTAATTACTCAAATACTCTTAAAGCATAATATTAATTTCGAAAGAGAAAAAAGATTTCCTGAGTGCAAAAATAAAAAACCTTTACCATTTGATTTTCTTTTGGTAGATTACAATATACTCATTGAATTCGATGGAATACAACATTTTGAACCCATGAGATGGTACAATAATCACCCTGCTGACCCAAAAAAAGCAGAAGAAAAACTCCTACAAACCCAAGCTAACGACAAAATAAAGAATAACTGGTCTAAGAAATCTCCCTATACTTTATATAGAATTCCTTATGATAAAAACGTCGAAAAAGAATTGAATAAAATTTTAATTAAAAATAAAGTAATATGAAAATTAATAAAAAATTAAAAAACGCAGAGTTCGAATACGATGAAGAAACAAAGGTTTTTACCATTATGGAGCAAGATGGCTTCCACGGTCATATTCAATTAAATAAGGTATACGCTTTTGCTTTCATGCGTTTTGTTGTTAGAATGGCTCAAAGAAATTGGCTAAAAAACCCGAAAAAGAATCATAAATATGAGCCTGAGGCCCTAGAGAAAGAAAACGAAGATCAATTAAAAATGTTTTAAAGTTTATATTGAATTAAAGATATATAAAGTATAATATATAATATACATGACAAACAATAAAAAAAATAAACCAAAAATAATTTACTCCTCAGAAATAGAAGAATTTTTCTGGGAGGATTCTGACATTTCTGTATCTGAAGGCTTTCCTGTAGGCGTAGAAATTGACAATGGAGATCGCGTAGATTTAGTTTTATGCGAGGGAATTTACCATGAGCACAAAGAGAGCAGAGCCTAGACTTTTTCAATTTAGAGTGAAATATAACGCTGGTTCTTATCATTCTGCTATGGATAGTCATCATTATTATTATGCAAAAAACGAGCAAGAAGCTTTAAATAATCATAATTTCGTAATCAAGAAAACGGGCTCTTCTCAGACTCTAAAAGTTGAAAAATTCAATCCTTATTCGGGAAAGTGGGAAGACAAAAGCGAAATTTTAGCGAAGAATATTAGCTTTGATTTTCAAAATTGAACATGAAATCTTCAAATATAGTATATTCAGAGCATGGTTTAGACGAGTGTTTTGAGTATAAAAATGGATCTGGTAGAGTGCCAGATGGATTGGCTGTTGGCTTTGTAAAAAATTTCTCTGGGAGTACTTTGAGAGATTTATTTCTTTTTGATGATATAATTTATAGTAATTACGATCACGACTATTGGGACAACCTAGAGTTGGAAAATGACGTAGATAGATTAATATTGCCATGATTGCTTTTAATAAAGACTTCGGGGATCTTGGCAAAAAAAAAGTTAGTAAGCTTATTGACCTCCAAGATCTTTTGGATTTGGCCTCCGAAATGGAGGCTGAGATGGAGCAGGAAGAGAAAAAGCTACAAACTTTCGAAAATGTAGATCTTTCTAAAATTTTAGAATTGATATATAATTCCTTATTTTTAGATAAAAATTCTCAAATTGAATTAGCTATCGTAAAATCCGACAATAACTCCTTAAGTTTATCCATGTCTTCAAAAAAATGACTAAAGAAAAAGTAGATAAAGAAAAAAATTACTCAAAAAAAATCGAGCGAATAAAACCTATATTAATGGGATTTGCGTTAAAAAAAATTCGAAACCGCGTAGACGCTGAAGATGTAGTTCAAAATTGTCTTATTATTTTATTTAAGAAAGAAGCTCTTTTTGATTCGAGTAAAAGTTTCTTCAACTGGGCTTTTACTATTTTAAATTTCCAAATAAAAGGTTTTTTTTCTCAGCGCTCAAGATCAAAAGAAGATTTAGTCGGTGAAGTTGAAAATTCTTCTAACAATGCGCATGCCGACTATATAAATTCTAGAGATTTTTTAGAAAAGAAAAGAGATCAGTTACGCCTATTAAATCTAAACAAAGATTGCCTATCAACTAGAGAGTCTCAAGTCTTAAATTTGACATTAAAAGGTTTTAAACAAATAGAAATATCTCGAGAGTTGAAAATTCGATCCTGCCATGTAAGCAATTACAACAAGAATTTAATAACTAAGATGAAATCAAGACTTTCAAACGAGGTGGCAAAAACCTCCAATCATTATTAAAAGAAAATTAAATAATACTTCTCGCAAATCTTCTATTTTAAAGCTGAGATCGCAAGGAAAAAGTTATAGTGAAATCGAAAAAGAGCTGGGTTGCTCTAGGTCTACCATATCATACCATTGCGGCACGGGAAGTGAAAAAAAAAGAGCAAAAGCTTCAAATAAAAACACCTCTCCTCTTTGCAAAAAGGTTTCAAACTTTAAAAGTCGATGCTCAAGAGCTAATTATAAAATTTTTAGATCTAAATTTAAAACCTTTAAAAAACGAAGTAAAGGCTCCAAAAACATTGTGAATAATGTATCAAAAAATTATTCCTGCAAGGATGTAATAAATAAAATTGGAAAAAATCCCATCTGTTATCTTACGGGAGAAAAAATAGATCTAAATAAACCCCAAACCTATAATTTAGACCATTTAATTCCAACCTCAAAAGGAGGCTCTAATGACCTTTCCAATCTTGGTATTTGTTTAAGAGACGCAAACCAAGCTAAGGGGGATTTGCTTGTCGACGAGTTGCATTCTCTGTGTGAAAAAATTTTAAGCTGGAAGAAAAAATGCGATTCCCCTTAGAAACTCATTTTTTTGTAGATTGTGGGTCTTTTTTTGAAGCGAAGCTCGCGGGTTTTTATGATGAATTTTGCGAAGAGCTTATTTATATTAAAAGTTCTGAAGACCCTGAATTAAATTTAACTCCAAGCGAAATTGAAGAAATATCCGAAACTCCAGACTTATTCGACATCAATTTTATTGAATCTGGGGAAATTTTAACTAATTGCAAGATTTTTTACTTAGAATCTTATAATAATTATTATATGCTTCAAAAAGATTTCGTGCCTGACAGCGTTTTAATTCAATGTTGGAAGCTTCTTAAGGTGGAAGACTTGTTTGATCCCAATGACTATTGGTTTTAGTTTTAAAAACAAATCTCTTTTTTTGCAAATATAGACCTAAAAAAGTTTTTAGTGTATTTTTTTCTGTGGAAAAATACGATAAAGAGCACAAACACCTGCTAATAAACGCGACTTTTGAAAAAACGCCTTTCATTGATGAAGCTTTCACCCGATCTTGGATTTCTAATTTGGTAGATATTATTGGAATGGAAGAACTCTTAACTCCTCAATCAGCCCGTTCAGAAGAAAAAGGAAATGAAGGGGTTAGCGCTTTTTGCATAATCACAACTAGTCACATTTGTCTACATTCTTGGGAAAAAATGAAACCAAATTTAGTGCAGTTAGACGTTTATAGCTGTAAAGATTTTTGTCAATTTTTAATATTAGATGAATTAAAAAAATTCAAACCAATAAGGCTTGGTGGAAAATATCTAGACAGAAGTATTGAAAATACTAGGGGATGGGAAATGGGCAGAGAGGATCTTTTTTAATTTGAAAATACACTTTAAGCATTATTCGGGTTCCATATCTCAGTATGATTATTTGTTTTTTGATTGTATGGCTGAATTAAAACCTCAAGAGGAGAATGAAGCTTTAGAAGGGGGCTGGTTGCCCGATGATTATTTAATTATTAAAAATAAAAATGGAAAAACGAAGAGTTCTCGCTGGTATCAAGCTAGGCAAACTAGAATTGCTTTAAAAAACTATAAAGACACAAAAAGTGCCAAAAAAACTAGAAAAAAATGCAGCGATATAAATGTAAAATCTATTAAAGCTAATGAGGTTGATATGCCTGAATTAGAGTTGATTTTTTCAAAATATACTCAATATAAAAATTTTAAACAATGGGAGCTAAAACCTCTAATTTCTTCTGAGGTCGAGAGGAAATATTTTTTAATTTATTATTTAAATAATAAAGCAATAGCTTTTACCTTTATGAGGGATGTTGGCTCAAACAGCGTTTTCTCCACTCAATTTGCTTGGGACTATCAAAACCCGAAATTATATCTTGGCAAATATGCAACTTTAGCTGAGATTGATCATTCTATCAATAGCGGAAGAGACTATATGTACCTTGGCTTAGGGTATGAAAAGTGCTGTATTTACAAATCAGATTATAATGGTTTTGAATTTTGGACTGGAGAGGAATGGTCTAACGATGTAGAGCATTATAAATTTTTATGCGAAAGAGATTCAAAAATAATTAAAACTAGCGATCTCGATAAGGTAAAAAGGCATGATGATAAATATTTTTATAATAAATAAATGATTAAAGATTATATAGATTACATTTCCATCAAGAGGAAGGAGCTTGGGGGTCATGCTATCTGCCCATTTGCTAAAAGTTTTTTAAATAAAACTCAAATAATAGAATCTAAAAACTTTATGAAAGATGCTTTTCGATGTATTCAGAATGAAAAACATCCAATGCTTTACTTAATATATGGCGATGCAAAAAAATTCGACAAAAAATGGCTAGAAGAATTCTGCGATGATCACCAACAATTTGCTAAGATAAAAGACCTTTGGCTCATTTGGGATCATCCCGATCAAATAAACGAGATAAATGGGGTAAAAACAAACAATGATAAATATGCGGTATTATTAATACAAGGGTTAACTGAGCTTAATAAATATTCAAAAAAGCTACATAAAACAAATTATTATGGATTTTGGGATAAAATATATTATAATAAAATAGTAAAAGATAGAAAAATATCATGAATAATCAAGCAAAATTTGTAGAAAAAAGATGGGGACATGAAATATGGTTCGCAAATAACGAGGCTGAAAATTACTGCGGTAAAGAGCTATTGATCAAAGAAGGTAGTCACACATCAATGCACTTTCATTTAGAAAAGCATGAAGTGTTTTATATATTAGAAGGTCAGCTTGCTCTTGAATTAATTTGCACAAAAATTGGTCAGTCAAGTCAAATCATCTTGAATAAAGGTGACAAGTATGAGATAGAACAGGGTCAGCCACATCAATTAATTGCTCACAATGGTTCAGTAAAATTGATTGAAGCAAGCACATTCCATAAAAACTCAGACTCTTACAGAATATATGATGAGCTAAGATGAGGTTATAGTTAATTGGGTCGAGTTTCTAAATAATCAATAATTTTGCTTCTAACTATATTGTTTTTCACGGAATTTTTTATAAATTTGCTCAAACTTATATTATCTTTTTTAGCGTGGCTCTGCCATCTTTCAAATTCTTCTTCACTAACCTCCAATAAAATCTTTTTGACGAGATTTTCTGATGACTTGTTTGTTTGCATAAAGAATGATACACGAAAAAGTTTGACAACTCCTTACTTTTGTGATTGAATATTTCTTATATGAAAACAGAATACATAAAATTAACAGAGTTGTGGTTTGAACGCGAATATGCTGAATTAGGGCATATCATAAAAGAAGAAAGCTGGAGTCATGCTGAAGTAGCTGAATTCTGCTCTTATTTTGCAAAATACGTTGGTCTAAAAGACTTGAGCGTACTTTACAAGTTCTTATAAGTGGAAGATATTTCCTTAGCTTGGGATACTTTTGATTTTTATGCTTCCTTAATCTCAAAGAAAGAGGGAGTTTTTGAAAAAATGACAAACAGATCTCATGAATTTTTAAGCACTTCTAAAATCTCAGACAGAAATAAAGCTTATTTAAAAGAAATAATAGAGCTTTCCGACATTCTTTCAAACGACTATAGAAAACAAAACCTAGTTTTAATTGATTTAATAAAAATCTACAACTACAAATTAAAAAATGGAATTGCTATACCGATTGAAAATGATGTTTCTGTCGAATATCTTCTTGAATTAAAAGACCTAAACGAAAACTTGTTAAAGGAGTTAAAAATTCAGAAAAATCTTTTTTTAGATTTTTTAAGTTGACTCTTCAATAAAAACCTAATATAAAATATAACCATGAAAAGAGGAAGACCAAAAGGATATAATCCTTATACAGAAATAAGTTACGAAGAATTATCGGATTGGGTAGGCAGAAAGACAAAAGTACCTGTCTCTAAAAAATGGCTTCAATCCCTAATGGGGGAAGACAACTCTTCTCAGAAAGAAGATATTTCCCTTGACAATGATAGTGAAGCAACTTATAGTAAGGATATTGACTCAAAAATAGAATACACATTAACAAACTTCAATAATGAATAATTACTTCAAAGACTTAATAGGGCAAACGGCAGTAAAGAAAAAGTTGTCTTTTTACTTAGATGCCTTTCATAAAACCTCTCAAGCTCCTTTCTTGTTGATGGCAGGAGCAAAGGGCTTGGGTAAAACAGAGTTTGCAAAAGCTTTTGGCAAAAACCTATATAACCAAGATGGAGAAAAAAGAACTTTCTTAGAGTTAAATTGTTCTACAATAAAAAATAACGAACAATTTTTTGAGCAAATTTTCTTGCCCTTAATAGCAGACAACGAAATCACTATTTTATTTGACGAATGCCATGCGTTGCCCACTGACCTAACAATGGCTTTTCTGACTATTTTTAATACGGAAGCTAATTCTCGAAAAAATTTCGTATGGAATGATATGTCTTTTGAGTTTAATTTTAAAAATCAGACCTTTATTTTCGCTACAACAGAAACAGATAAGATTTTCCCGCCATTGAAGGACAGGTTGACTACGATTGATTTTGAGCCTTACGAATCTTCGGAGTTGTCTGAAATAGTAAAATTGTGCGTACCGCATTTAAAGTTCGTTGATGGAGTTGATGATCTAATTGCGCCTACAATAAGGGGTAATGCTAGAAGCGCAGTAAAAAGAGCTAAAGAAATAGACTTGTATTGTGGGGCGAAAGGTAGAAGTTTTTTCACTAAGAAAGATTTTGAAGTCTTATGTGATCAAGTCGGCATATTACCTTTTGGAATAACTTTTACAGAGAAACAAATTCTTCAAACTTTAAACTCTTGTGGTTCGGCAACTCTAACAGGTTTAGCCGCGAAAATAGGAATGAGTAAAACATCCTTGCAAAAAGACCATGAATTATATCTTTTGGGGAAAAACTTAATTGAAATAGATGGAAAAAGAAAAATCACTTCAAGAGGCTTAACTCTTTGTAAAGCTTTATGAAAATAAACTCTAAGGAAAAACGTATTTTATTAAAATGCGCGGAAGAATTAAATGAGCTTTCGCTTGAATTGCTTCAATGCGTCAATAAGCCCAACAAGGATAATTGGAATAAAATCCTCGAAGAAATTATTGATGTGGAAAAATATATTGTATTATTAAAAAAAATTAAAAATGATTGAATTTGAAGATTTATATTTTGGGTTATTTCTTTTCATCGGTGTTCTTTTTCTTTATGATTTAATCAATGGACGAGGAAAAGATAAATAATTACAATTGGGGCTTGATATTGTTGGGTGTTATTGTTATAATAATATTATTATGGAAATAGATGAATCAAAAGAAAATAAGTATATCCTAGTGGACTTTGATCGCTCTCATGGGCATGAGCGTCTTAGCCCTAAACCAATAACAATGACAATCAATGAGGCGTATAAATTAAATCGTGCGCTCACAATGAACCGCCAAAACAAAAGGTATGTAAAATCAGAAATATGATGCACGAAGATATAGTTGAAAGTATTGCCTACGAAAAAGGTTTAAATAAATGCAAAACCAATTACTCAAAAGAAGAGATAATTACTGCGCATACAAATGAAATAGTAATGAATTGGGTGAAAGACAATCACCCCGAAATTATTAAAAAAACAAGAAAGTTCGTAGAGGGAAATATAAGTGAGGAAGATGCAGAATAGTTTATGCTCAATTTTTGTTGTTTTATTTTGTGGTTGTCAATCTCAAAGCATTCAAAAGGAAGAGTTCATACCTCCTCCGCCACCTAATATAAAGCCTCCGACTCCACCTCCTAGCTTTACTCCATCTATAAAAAGATTAGCTGAAATACAAATAAACCCCATACCGCATCCATTTAGCGTTAATGGCGAAGTTCCTTTTGTCATTTGGGTAGATGGAAAACGCTCAGAATTAAGCAATTCCGAAATAATTCAATTAACAAAATCTCTGAATATAAAATACCAAGTGCCAAATAATACCGCTGAAATACATCGAGGAGAAGGTTGGCAATATCCGTTAACAATAAATGAGTAAAAAAAATGATCCATTCTATGATGAAGATTTAAATGTCACTTGCCCTATTACGAATAAAGATGTGCTTGATGATTGTCACATCGTAGTAGAGTTCGGTTATGGTAGCGACAAAGATATGACTACTTACAAATTCTCACCTGTTCACGATGAAGTAGGTAAGAAAGTTATAGCTTACATGCAATCCCTCATGCCCAAGGGTAATTCAGTAGAAGAGTTCGGGGTGAATGTAATAGACGAGTTATTTTAAAGGGATAATCACATCCTTTAGCTTGTTTAAATATTTTAATTTTTTATTACTAATAAGACCTCCTATACAATCATTAAAATCGCCATATTTTTTAAAAAAATGTTTATTAAATGTTGTAATTAATTCTCTTTGGTAAGATTTGACTATTATGTCTCCAAATATTGTATTAATAAAAAATTCAACATGATCTTTTCTATTATTACTGCAATGACTTGGGTTTAGATTCTTCTCGACATTTTTTATCTTGCAATGTTTCTTTGTTTTATTTTTGAATTCTATGTTATGTTTGTCTAAGTCAATTAGCCATTCTTCTTTTTTGCATTTTATCCATATTTTTTCTATATAACCATTTGGCATAGATACGGAGCTTAAAGTATTAACTTTGGCGTTTATAATAAAGTCTTCACCTTGAAACATTGCTACAAAATATGGTAATTTCATTTTTTTTGTGTATTCAATAATGAATACACAAAACATTATGGCTATTTATTATTATAAATTTCAAAAAACTGAAGCCACATGGACATTTACGAATTCTAGTCAAGTTTCTGAGGATGGATGGGATATTTCTGAATTTGATGGTGACCCAAGGGGTACTGCTAGGGTTGCTGATTGGAGTGATTTATCAAGTTTTGACGAAAACGATTATGATGCCTTAAAGGAAGTTTTTGGAATAACTGAAAATACGGGACTTGGTTGGACAAGTTTCGATGGAGATACTCAAAGAACTTCGGGAAATAAATACTACAAAGCTAGTTTTAACAATAATAGAGCTTATTACTCTGTGATTTCAGTAGGTACTGACTACTCAGGAGGCTATCAGCAAACTAACTCTATATCATCAAATCCAATTAAAAATTTAAAAATTGGCTCGTGGAGATTTGCTAATTACCCTGCTTTGGTTTATTTTCCAAATTACAAAGCAAATGGTGGACATAGCACTCTAATTATAAATGGTAGCATTAGCGTTAATTGGAGCGATGCAAATAATAGATTTCAATCTTCAGACGGAAATACTACTCTTAGTCATAATGGAACAACTTGGGTAGGAGATGCCGAAGGCACTTCTTCTACATCTACTTTAAATGGTTCTAATGTTAAATATTATGTTGACCCTGTAAGTTCAGACATAGATTGGACAAACAGCCTATCAGTTTCCCTACCTTCTTCTAGCGCTCAAGGAGATCCCCACATCAATCCACTTTTTGGCGATAAATACACAATTTAATTTTTATCGTGTGTGGAAAAGTTTTTAGATTTTTATTTGATCTTATTATAATGTTTTTCGCTTTTTGGTATTACTTACTAATAGAGCCAGTAGTAAAATATTTTCGAGGTTATTAACTAGAAGGGAAAAATATAAATATTAAAGCTATAAACATAGCTGAATATAAAAAAATATTCCATACGCTTTCGATTTCCATAAGAAAAGAATACACAAAAAGGCTTGACATTGTTTATTTTTTGTAGTAATGTGTTGGTATGACACAAATATTAGGATTAACTTGTATAAGCGAACAACTTAAAGATAAAGATAAAAAAAAATACTCATTTCGCACGATGACTCGCAAAAGATTCAACGATTTGTGTAATCTAAAAAATAGAGATGAAGCAGTCAAACAATTATCTGAAAGAATTTTGCACAATGTTATTGTTACTCAATATATTATCAATCATTGTAATTCCTCAGATATTAGGCATTATCGTCTTAGTTCTGCTCTTTTTCCTCTCCTTACCGATAAAACTTTGGCTTTATCTTTTGAAGATTTGCCGAACCATGCTCAAATCGACCAAGAGTTAAGATTCGCAGGTTTAATTGCGCAAACTTTTAAAATATCAATCGGTTCTCACCCCGACCAATTCAATGTTCTTGCTTCAAATAATCGAGATGCAGTTGATCGCACAATAAATGAATTAAATTTCCAAGCTAGTATTCTTGACAAGTTGGGTCTACCTCAAGACCATACTGCACCAATGAATATTCATATCAACTACACCCCACAAGCAGATGAAACATTAGAGCTTGTCGCAACTAGATTTTTTCGCAATCTCTCCATGTGCGATAAAGGAGTTTATAAGCGTTTGACTATCGAGAACGAAGATAAAGGCTTCTTCAATGTAGATAATTGCATTAAATTTAGTGACTATTTATTTGAAACATTTAAAGCGAATATACCTGTCTGCTTTGATAATTTACATCATATGTGCAATCCATCAGAAGAATCTTCCATTAAGTGGCAAGCCGAGCGTTGCGCCTACACATGGGTTAACCAAGGAGAAGGTGAACATGATTTTATCGCTCCTGTTTTTCATTGGTCAGAGGGCAAACCCGAAAAGCCTCGTTCTCATGCAGATTATTTTGCTCTTGGCAATATTCCACCTATAATTGCCATCGACCCAAATAAAGAAGCTAAATGGGAGTGCGAAGTGAAACAAAAAGATAAAGCAATAAAAATTTTACGCAATAATTTAATTACTGCATGAAAAAAACAAACAGAGAGTTATCTATTGGAGATTATGTAAAAGAAAAATCTTTAAAATTAAAAAGAAGGGTTGGAGAGATATTAACCATCTTGTCAGATAATAAGTCTGACCCCACTTTTGAATGTATGCAAGTTGACCCCAAGACTTTAAATCCGATTGAAAAAATGGTTGGCAAGTTTAAAAGTTTTAAAATAAAAAGAAGTCAATGCAAGCCATATACTCCTAGAAATCAATTATTCCAAAAGAAAGGTTTTTCTTTGGGCGCATTTATTAAATATAAATCAAATGGTAAAATTAAATATGGAAGAGTCACTTGTTTCTTAAACCAAGAAGAAGGTTTGTATCCTCACTCTTATGATTTAGGAAAACATAATGGAAAAGATTTGCTAGAATGTGTTGAAATAAATCCAAATAATTTAAGTAGGATTTTAGATTCAGATGATAATCCAAAAATTTTTGTAGCCAACCCGAATAAATGTAAATCAGTTAATGCTTTAGTTAAAAATGACAAAGGCAAAGAAATCATCCCAATAAGGCTTGACATTTAATTAATAATTTATTAATGTATTAAAAGATTCACTTTCATGGAGCAGTTAATTATGAAGCATCCCATATCTTGTGATTGCAAAAAATGTCTTGATTGTGGAGAATTAAAACATTTAGATAAGTTTACTAAAGATTCTTCAAAAAAAGATGGTAAAAATATTTATTGCATCCCTTGCAGAAAAAAAAGAAGTGCAAAATGGAAAGAAAAAACTGATTACAAAGAAAAACGAAAAGTCTCTTCGGAAGATAAATTAAAAAATCTTCAAAAAAAAGATCGTAAAAAATTCTCACGAATTATAGGTGCAAACATTGCACACTTTGATTTTTTAAAAAAATATTTTGATCTGTATTTTTTTATTTTAGTTTGTGTCTTAAAAAATCATAACGACATGATTTTAAAAAGGCGGGAGACTCAAAGAAGATACGACAAAGAGAAAAGATGCAAGCAAAATCCCCAATTATCTTCATACCATGATCATTTAAGAAGAGCTAGAAAAAAATCTGCTATCTTGCCATCTACTAATAATTTAATTATCCAACAAATGGTAAGTAATAGGGTTGCTCTTGATAGCTATGCAAAAGCAGGATGTTATCTAGCTAATAAGCTCGATCTAGCAAACAAATTACCATCTTTTCAAAAAACTAAATGGTCTCTCGACCATTTAGTACCAATCTCGAAAGGTGGATCACATCATCAAGATAATTTACGAGTCTGGAAACTTTCTGAAAACATTGCGAAACTCAATCATAGTTATTATAAATATGTTCATGTAAAAACTCGTTGGGCAACAAACAAGGAATCTTTCGATAATCCTTTGTCTCCTTATTTTAAAAATATATTTGACAAATCAGAATACTTGGTTTAGGGTATCAACATGATCGCTACTAAAAATATAGAATTAATAGATGGCAATTTGCTTGATTTTCCTAATGATATAGATTTTATTGCTCACTCCTGCAACACGCAAAATGTTATGGGGGCAGGAATTGCTAGGCAAATAAAAGATCGTTATCCTATGGCTTACGAGGCTGATTGTAACGCAATGTATGAAGATGAAGTAGGTCTAGGTAGTTATAGTTTTGCTTGGACTGACGCAACTCAGACTAAAGGTATATATAATATGTACACTCAAGATAGAATTGGAGGGGCAAGAGCGGTTGACTACGAGGGCTTCTATTTAACTCTACAAAATGTCGCAAATCATATCGAATGGCAAATGAAGCACGAAGACGAAGAAAAGACCTTGGGATTGCCTTGGGGTATCTCTTGTGGACTCGCAGGGGGTAATTGGAGTGTTATTTTTTCTATGATAAATGATATTTTAGTTGACAAAAGTTTTAAAACCTATATAGTTAGATACCATGAATAGATTTGAATTAGAAGACGCAATGAGCGACTTGCACCAAATAGGTGAAGACATAGAAACAATCATATATGCTATTGGAGACTCTCCAATTAAACATACTGAAGATCAACTATTAAATATGTTGATTGGAATGAAACAATTACATGATACTCGCTATCAAAAAATGTGGGGTATATTTGAACAATTAATTAAAAATGGAACAATATCAAATAAGGAAAAACAAAATGATTGAATTAGAAAAATCTTGGTTAGCGCCAAAAAAAGCGCAGTTGGCAATAATTGATCTAGCAATAACTCACATTAAAAAAGTTGAGATTAATCCCGATGTTAAAACCGAAGGAGATAATTTTGACTATTGGAATAGTTATGAACTAGAAGATGGCTCTTTTGTAGATTACAATATCCATTGTGGTGACGAATGGACTAGGGTCAAGCAAGATGGTTCGGGCAAGTATGAATATACTCATCCTAGCACATGGTCTTGGGATGTCGCTTGCTATGCGGTTGATCCACCAAATAAAGAAAATCAGTATCATCAAATAGATACAGATAGAGAACAATATTTATTTAGTTATAACAAAAAAGGGGATAGAGAGGTAGAATTTGAAAATGCATCTTAATATATTATATATTTTTGTTTTTTTATTTGGATGCTCTACTCCTCAAAAGAAACCTTTGTCGCTTCACAATTATCCAATGCTTAATGATGAATGCCCATCTCTGATTGATCGCTCGATTGATAACGAAGAGGGACTGCGCACAAAAGCGAGGTTGACAAATATGAGGTATGTTGATTACTTGCATACTTTAGCGAATCAGCCGAAGCAAAACGACAAAACTTTGGGGGTTAAATAATTGAGCGATACAATTGCAGTAATCGTCATAATCATAAATGTGATTTTGATTTGCGGAATGATTTGTTGGTTAGCTTTTTGCTAGATATGGATGCCGAAGATGTATTGGAATTAATTGCAATATTTCTTTGGGTTGGATTAATTACTTATTTATCGTTTTTTAGGTTGACATTACTTTGGGAGTAGTTTATTGTTTTAGTTATGAGCGGAGAAGGACACACAACGAGTTTCAAAAGAACGACACAGACTACCAAGTCTAACGAACAACTCTTAGAGGAGTTTAAAGGTCTAGTTTATTCTAGCAAAAAGGTTATGTCTCATATGAAATGGTATGGCAAAGAGCATAGTGTTGAGCTTATAGAGCATGGAGATGAAGAGCAACCAAAGTGGAGGCAAGAAAGCGTTGCAATTAAAGATACTTTTGAATTTTATATTAGCACTTATGAATCTTGGGGTGAAGATTCAAACTATTACGAATGTCATAAAACAGAGGGAAGTTTCGTTTCTCTTGCTATGGAATTTGCCGAAGGCAATAATCTAATGTATTTCCCCGATGGTTTTCCTGCTGAATGGATTGAGCAAGAAATAATTGATGGAGAAAAAAATTGGAATCATTTTATAGTTAAACCCGATGATAAAAACATTGACATGATCTGCGAAGTATGGTATCATTATGGTGTGGAAAAATTACAAAACGATTCAAGCGAACTTTGGGGTAAAGCTAAACAAAAAATCAAACAATTAATGGAACATGAATATGCAAGATAATATAGTAGCAAGCGAAGATATGGCAATTCAACTTGATAATAATGATAGTGGTGAAGATTTTGTCTTGACAGGTAGAACTGCATGGATTACAATAGATGGATATTCACTACATATCAACAATCACGATAATCATATTTCAGTCAACCTCTATAAGAAAGAGCATGAAGCTGAAGACGAACTAGAAGGGTTCAACCACTACAAATGAGCGCAAAAAATAGCCACTTAACAATTAGATCAGACTTACTAGAAGAAGATGCAGATATCTCTGTGCCTGTTCGCTTCCTTGATTATCAAGAAGATGATTATGTAGGGGATAGTGCTACCTTAAATATAGATTGCGAATATTCTACTGATGGTGAGCAACTAGATGACATGGCGGGTTATAATATAATCGTTAGAATTACTGACTCATCAAAAAAAGATAAATACAACAATCCTTGGAAAGATAGATTGGCATTCGCAATATCAGCGGATTTTGATTGGAACTAAATAATAAAAAAATATGGAAGAATTAATTAGCAAGGTAAAGCAATGGCATCAAGATAGAAATCTAATTGATGGCTCTGATGATAAATCTCAAGCGTTAAAACTTCTTCAAGAGTTGGGGGAATTGTCTGACTCAATATGCAAGGAAAAGCCTATTTTGGACGATATAGGGGATATGCTAGTCGTTATGATCAATCTTTGTGAAAGAAATGGTGTTACGCTAGAAGAATGTCTTAATGTTGCTTATAACGATATAAAAGACAGAAAAGGGAAAATGTTAGATGGGGTATTCATAAAAGAATTATAACATAATATGTGGAATTACAGAATATTAAAATTAACCGATGGCACTTATGGTCTTTACGAAGTTATCTATAATGATGATGGAGAAATATCAGCGCATTCCGAAGATTCTGAGTTGGTAAGCCCTAGCGTCAAAGACCTGTTGGATACTTTGAGATTAATGCTTGACGATGCGCAAAAATCCTCTTATAATGTTTTGGAGGTGGATAAAATAAAGTTTGCCCCCTTGATTGATGAAGATGAAAAAGGCGAGTCAATTGAAATAGAAGATTTCGCTAAATTTATGGGTTTAAATCCAAATAAATATAATAATGAACAATAATAATGAACAAATAGTAGTTGCTGTTAGTGGATATTTTGACCCAATTCATGTAGGTCATATAGAATACCTTGAATTAGCTAAAGACTTGGGGGATAAATTAATTGTGATAGTTAATAACGATGGTCAAGCTAGAGGGAAAAAAGGCAGTTCGTTTATGAATCAAGATGATAGATTGAAGATAGTGGCTTCCTTGAAGTGTGTTGATGAAGCGATAATATCAATAGACAGGGGGTTGAGCCAATGTGAAACTTTAGCTTTTTTACAACCAAACATTTTTGCTAATGGGGGTGATCGCAATGTTGATGAAATACCCGAAACGGAAGTTATGGAAAAATTAAACATAAAAATGGTGGATGGCTTGGGAAAAAAAATCAGAAGCTCTTCAGAATTAACAGGATTGAAAGAAATAAAAAGATGAAATTGTCAATAACATTAAACAACAAAACTTATAGCGTAGAATCTGAAGAGGAATTTGATGGTTCAAATATCAACGAACTAGCGGAACAATTCAAAGGTTTGCTTGTTAGCGCAGGATTCCACCCAAGCAATGTGGATGAAATGTTTAATACAGAATACGAATGGTTCACCCAAGAAGAAAGAGATGATAATATGCAAGGTCACTTAAAAGACAATAAATACAATGAAGGTTATGCAAAAGGTTGGGACGATGCCAATCACAATGACAAGGCGAGTCAATTCCTAAAAAGCTCCAATGATGATGATTACTTATTTTAAATTATGATCCAAATAGAAGATTCAAATAACGAGAAATATCACATAAATCCCAAGCAAGTAATTTATGTAAAAGAAAGACTTCATTCTGGAAAATTAATGTACAAAATAATGATGTCTAACGGAGAAGCTTTAATGACTTCAAACGAGCATGGAGCAAAATGTATTATAGCTTCGATTAAGAGCAGAAAGACTCTTTAAAATGAAGTTAATTTTTTCAAACATTTTTTATCGCATTGGTCACGCATTAAGTTTTTTATTGCGTTTTGATTTTTTCACATTTTTACATCCTGTTTATAGTAAAATAATGCTTTGGAGCGTGAAGCTAGACAAAGATCGCAAAGTTTGGAAGATGACAATAAATAAAAGAAAATTGCACGATAAATGAAAACATTACATAATACAAAGAATTGCAATTACAGAAGGTTCTTGCATAAAAGAGTGAAGGACGGAAAAATAAGCGGTCAATTCTATCGCTTTCTTTGCAGGAATTTCCCTTATCGCTTGACTTATCATGCCATTGGCATGAATGTCAGAAAGGTTATGCACGGCAAGATGAACGAATCTACTGCGATCAATACTTTAAAAGAAAAGGAAAAAGACGAAATAAAGCGCCAAGCAGAAATGTATAAGTCAAACATTGAATGCCGAAATAAAATAAGCGAAAAAAAAACTGCTAAAAAATTCACAACAGAAGAAGATGTCGGGCGAGATATTGCAAGTGTAGAATCTACATATGACAAATATGTAGCAAAGATAAACAACAGAGAAAAACAAGAGTATTTAGAATTTATTAAAAACAAATTTAAAGCAAATAAGATATCCCGAAAGGTATTAGATCATGCAGTTTTATTTATCAAGAAATGTATGAAAGAAAATTTATATTTACCTGTGAGATTTAAAACATCATTGTACAGAATATTCGATAACGATGGTTATAATATTCACGCTAGAGAAGCAGAATTTTTTATGTATTTTAAGTGTGCATTCTCGAAAACACACAAATATAGTCTATACAAACAATCAAATGAAAAATAAGCTAATAAAAACTTGACTTAATGAACATTAATTGATATTATAAAACAATATGCCGTACATAAATAAAGAAGAAAAATATAAAAACAGCTTAGGAAAACTATCTGACTGCGGTCATCTCAATTACTCTTTTTCTGAGATTATAAAAAAGTATATAGAACAGAACGATCTAAACTATCAGACTTTTAATGATGTTGTGGGAGCAATGGAGTGTTGCAAAATGGAGTTGTACCGAAGATTGATTAGCCCTTATGAAGATGAAAAAATTTCGGAAAATGGAGATGTCGGTCTTTTTGAAAATAATGTTAATTCAAAAACAGGAAGCAAATACTAATGAATAAATCTCTATATAATATGCTAAAGAGTTCCGCTCAAGCAGATGTTGATAAAGCAAAATTAAGTCTTCATTTACTCGGAAATAAGGCGGTTGGAATTGGAGATCACTCAACAGGGGACTTTTACAAAAATGCAGAAGAGGCTTTAGATTTGTTAGATAATGCGAATAGCAGATTAGAAACTTTAGAAAAATTAATCAAAGAAGAAATATGAGAGAAGTAATATTAAAAGTTTTAAGTGAAGTTGCTTGCGGAAACACAGGTAGTTGTCAGATAAACTTGCAGTCTGAATCTGCGCAAATAATGATTGCCGACAAATTAGAAAAAGCCCTGCAAGATAATTTAAACGAAGCTATTGAAAGCGTTTGTTGCGGAAGTTAAGCTGAATGGGTAATTTTCATTACGAAGAAATTCAAAAACTCCAACAAATAATCTCTAAAAAAACTTTAGATGATAATTTAGATTTAGAAAGATTAGTTGAAATAAATGATTATATGGCTATATTACTAGATAGTTTAAATCATTGGTTTTTTTATGATAATACCGAAAGATATTATTACGATTTAAAATCTTTTATTTCTTGGCTTGAAAAAATAAAATAATAAAGTCTTGACAACTTTGCTTTTTTGCCTTAGTGTTATGGCATGAGCAAAGATATTACAGATAAATTAAAAGAGTTAAAACTTAAAGAGCGAGAGCAACTCCTAGAGTCTATTGCTGAATTTAATCCCGAAGCATTGTTAGCGGATGGGCTTGAGGATGCAATCGTAGGGTATGATACAAAAGGCAGAGTTATTTATTCTGTTGGCAATATCATTGATATCCTTGTCGAGCGTGATGGTATGAGTTACGAAGATGCGAGTGAGTATTTTTCGTTCAATATTGAGTGCGCCTATGTTGGCGAGCATACTCCAATTTATATGTACGAGGAATAATTATGAGTAACAAAATAGACAAAGAAATCGTTTGGGCGAAAAGCAGAAAGCAGTCTGAATCCTCTAAATTCACAACTTGGGCAAGCTCAAAAGATTGGTGCAAACTTGGGGGCTTTTCAGTAAAAGCGCACGATTTCAGCAATTTCGTTTCGGTAAGCGCTCATAATAGTGATGGAGAGTCTTGGAATAGATATTTTCAGATTCCTGTTGACAAGATTGAAGAGTTTTGCAATAGTTTAATGGATGCTAAAAAATTAATGGAAAGCAATAATGAAAAAATATAGATTATCAGTAACAGAAGAGATTGGTGGATACATTGTGGTTAAAGCTAAGAATGAAGAGGAAGCAGAAGAAATTGCAGAGGAATTACTTAATGAACATGGTTGTCAAGATCTTTTTTACAATCATAATTTAACTAAATATCATGGCGATCATACTCATGGAGATAGAGGAGTTTTAACTTGCGAGGAAATAAAATGAAAAGATTTGAAATAGAAATAGGAAGCACAACTTATCGCACTTATTTTATTGATTCAGAATCGAAAGATGATGCAGTCAGTAGAGCTTTTGATGAAATGGAAGCAGATTGGGAAATAAGTAAAGCATGGAAACAAAATGCTGAAGTTAGTTTTTGTGAAGAACAAGAAAAAGATTCTGAGCTTGACAAGTTAAACCAAGACCTATAAGGTAAAGATATGAATAAACACACAGAAGTATTACAACTACAAGAATTACACGAAGTAGAGAGTGGACTCAATACTCGCATAAGCGAAATATATGATTATCCACCTGCAAAGAAAATTGCTGAAAAATTATTTCATTTAAATGATGAATTAAATCTTTTATTAAATAAGAGAGCAGATGCAGTAGGATTAAATATAAAATTTGGCGCAGTACCTGTTGATACATCTCATTTAAATAATGATGATTTTGGCGCTTTTATTCGGGGTGAAATAAATGAACATAGAAAAAAACTATAATGAGCAAAATTACAAATAAAGCTAAAAAAGAAAAATACTTTGTGTTTTCTGTGCCTACTGCTTATGTCTACGAAATTCAAGCTGAAACAGAAAAGGAAGCTAGAGAAATATTAGTAGAGCATGGGGGTATAGAAATATATGGAGAACAATGCGAAATGCTTGCTGAAGATTATGAAAACGCAGAGTTAAACGAAACTTACGAAATGTAAAAAAAGTATTGACAACATTTAAAAATTAAACTAGAGTACAAATATGAAAGTGAAAAAAGTTTGGAACATTGAACCGCAAAAGATGCTAGATTATATTCTTGAGTCAGACAAATCAAATGGTATGCACAACGAAAAAGATTATAGTCCTACATTTTATATAGGTAAAGACCTCGTGTACATTCGTGAAGTTTATGAAGATTATAATGGTCTTGATAGTCTTACCGAAGAAGAACTAATAGAGAATGAATATTATAGATTGGAGATAGCATAATGAGCATCTATACAAAAACATATAGAGTACCATGTTCATGGCAAGTTTATGCCCAAGTAGAAGTTGAAGCAGAGTCTTGGGAGGAAGCAATTGCCAAAGTCGAAAGCAATAGTGTTCCACTACCAACAGACCCTAATTATGTAGATGCTTCTCTTGAAGTTGATATGGAAATAATTGAAGAGGAGATGGAAAATCCAAATACTTTTGATTTGGTAGATTAATTACTTGACAACACAATAAAAACAACATAGGATTATAACATGAAAGAAATAATAGGAGACGATTACCCGACTTACGAAGATTCAGTCAACATGACTTTAGCTGAAAGAAAAAATAAACCAAGTAATACTTATATGACAGAAGTAGAGCATGAAATAAATAAACAAAATGTCGAAAGATTATTGAAAGAAAATTTTGAGCTTCGACATAGACTTGCCTGTATTGCTGATGATATAGAAATTGTTGATAGACACATTCAAAAGAATTGTAACAAAAGATTCAAAAGATCAAGTCTGAATAAAGATGGAAGTATCTATGCAGACGAAGCATGGCATAATATTTCTAACATAGAAATTGCTTGTGATTTAAATGATGACGAACCATTGTATTGGGGTAGTAAAGTTATGGCAGAAAAAGAAAATTATATAAAATGAAAGTTTCAGAATTAGAAGTTAAAGAAAGTTTTGATGGTGAATTATATTTTCGTTTGCCCGATGACCTACTTAAAAGATTAGGTTGGGAAGAAGGAGATGATCTAAAATTTATCCCACAAGATGATGCGTTTATTATTAAAAAAGTAAAATACGAAACGATTGAGCTTGACTTTGATGAAGAAGAGTTGCTAAAATATATGACTTGCGCACATGAGCAGAGTTTAAGTTTTAACGAATTTGTAGAACAAGCATTAACCGAGGTAATAAAGCAAAAAGATGAACATTGATTATCAGTTGCTAGAAAAGCAGAGAGATCACCTATTGTCTGTCCTATGGCACGACTTCAAGCCTCCGCACGAACAAGAAGATGCTCCTGTCCCCTTGGATAGAGAAACAGGTTGGGGCATTGTTCATTTATTAGATGACCTACTAGATAAAGAATACTACAGAAAGAATCCAAAGACTTTTTTAAGAACAAAGATTATTAATGTTGACAATATGAAAGAAAAGGAATAAAGTATAAACATGAACAAAGAAAGAGAATATTGCGTTGGAGTAAAAATTATTAATTGTTATTATGTTAGCGCCAAAACTAGAGATGAAGCAGAAGAAATTGTTAGAAACATGGATAATGATGAAATTTTGCTTGACTCTGATTTTAATATTGAATATGCTGATCCTACAAATGGAGAAATCGCATGGAAAATAAAAGCGCATGAATATGACATTATTGATGATGATCATGGAAATGTGTTAATATGAATAAAGAAACATTACAATCTCTAAAGCGAGAGGAAGAGCAAAGAGAAGAGTTAAAAGACTCTTGGAAGCACATCAAAGACCTTGAGGCAGAGTTGGAGTTTTTGTATGTCAGAGAACCTCACGAAGTAGATTATATTGAAAGCGTTAAAAACGCACTTGACAATTTATATAAAAAAGTAGAGAATATAGGAGTCAATTTAATTGGAAAAATATGAAACTAACTAAATACCAAAAAGCTAGACTACTTGAACACGAATGGGATGTCATCGAAACCGATGAAGGGCAAAATTGTTCTTGGATCGCTATTCAACCCGAAGATGGGGAAGCCTATCAAGTCGCACTTGATATTTTCAGCTTGACAGACACAGGTAAAGACATTAAGCTACTTGTAGTTGGAACACAAAACGAAGGAGAATAAATATGAGAACTACGCAAAGAGAACTTAGAGAAGGTAATCCTACTATTGATGATATGAGATATGACATCGCTGAACAGGAAGCAATGAATATGAGTGTTTCAGAAATTATAGATATGCTCATCTATGGTTGCGAGGGGGTAGAGTCTACACCCGACATTGAAGTGAGAGATGAATGGGAGCAAACTTTTGGAGAATTAAAAAATTGGGAGAATAAATAATGAAGCTAGAAGAAGCAATGTATATAGTAATTAATGAAGCAGAAGTCTCTGCTCTCGGAGAAAGAACTGATGAAAATTTAAGAGTTTTGCTTGCAACTGAAGTCGTTCAAGCCTTTTATGATGAACATGGGCATCATTTCTCAAATTTTTCTGTTGACAACGCTGAAGAAGTGTGTCAGCCTTAAATTATTAATTAAATTATTAACACACAAAAAATATCACACATGAATTATTTCAACAAATCAAAAGTAAATTGGAACACATGGAGTCCCGAAAGCATCATCTTTAAAAGCAACCAACTTGTCAAGAAGGTTTTACCGCCCGAAAATGTTTTGTCTTGGACTAGCAAGCGTGATCGTGACGAAAAGATGTGCAAATTAACAGGTGGAAAAGTTTACCAAGGTTATCAAGGTTATTCTTATCATGGTCAAGAAAACTACAAAGGTGTTATGGTTCAACTCAAAGATTTGAAATCTGACTTTCCATCTGCCAATATTGATTTTATTGATCGCACACAAAGAAAAGATAGTGTCGGCAATGAGAAAGGTTTTCTTGATGTATTGATGTATCTAAATTCCTTTCATTCTCCTTGGGAATATGTCAGATGTGCGCAAACAGGAAATTGGGTAAGAAAAAATAAGCCAAATGTTGCGCCTCTTGAAGAAGGTTATCGCTTTTGCTATGGTGGACAAGGAGATGCTAACTCTATGAACTTTGAAGAGTTTCAAGAATTGATTCAAATAACAGAAGCAATAAAAACTTTTTTGGTCGAAGTCATTGTTCCAATAACTAGAAACGAATTGACTCCCGATGAATACGAACTAATGGTAGCATGAATAAAGAAGACATAAGTAAAGAAGAGTATCACTTGTACGACATAATTAGTTCTTGTGAGAATATACTTGATGACCTTGAAAATGGCGCTCATATCGAACAGGCAGATTTCAACAACCTCGGTTATGCTGATAGTATTATGCTTCGCATACAACATAATGTATCCCGACAATTAAATCCAACAAATATTAAAGATGAATAATTTATTAAAAAGTTTACCCGATGTTTTTTATGCGATTAATGTTATTGGGGTTTGTTTATTGGTTTTGTTGTTCGTTTTAATTGTAACAAATTCTTTTGGAGATTAAAAATAGGTTCACCTCTGAATGTGAGTGACTTCAGTAGTTCGTGATAGTTTGCTAGTAACTTAATCCTACTGAATGAGCAAGATCTACCATGTCTGATCAGCAGAAAAAGACTAGCAAGTAATTCGATTACTACTATATTGGAGTTAGTCACGGATACTCTCCGTGCAAACATTTTAAAAAATATGAAAATACAATTAGGAATACGAGGAAGCACAGATTCAATTAATCATATCATTGTAAAAATAGATGATCTTATGCTTATAAATGCAAATAACTTATTTTTGGTTGGAGAGGAAGAGAGAATTAAAATAGGAAAAAATTTAGTAGAATTATTAAACTCTCTATCAAAAGATCACGAAATATCTGTTGGTGAAAATGTTGCCAAGGAAATAGAAAGAGAATTGAACTTAAATGGAGAAATAATTAAATATGGCACACGATGAATTTAATAGTGGAGTAAGGCATGGATTTGACATGGCATTGTATGCAGTAAGAGGTATTGACAGGCAAATAGAATATCCCGATGAGAGAGGGAGAGAAGACTATATAAAATATAATGCACAAAAAGATTTGTTATATAAAATATACGAAGAAATAAAAAAAGAGATGGAGCAAGAAGTACATGAAAACGATTATTAAAAAAGCGATTCAATTTCTTTACATTAAAAAAGATGATTACCTAAAAAAAAGATTAATCAAAAAAGCAGTTAAAGTTTCTCTAGATAAAAACGAAAGAATTCTTGAGCAGTTAAATGACAACATGGACTATGATGGAATGGGTAATTATGGAAGATTCCCTCCGATAAAAAAATAAAATAGTGTTGACATAGTTGAGCTATTCCATTAGTGTGTTGGTATGGAATTAAAAAAAGCATCAGCACTCACTCATGTATTAATGCACGAACATGGTTTATCTAGGGGATGGACATTTCGTTGGCAAAACAAAAAGCGCTCACTTGGCACTTGCAGTTATGATTGGCGAGAAATTCGGTTGTCTAAATGGTATGTTGAATTAAACGACATAGATGATGTAAAGGATACTATTCTCCATGAACTCGCCCATGCTTTGGCTTATGAGCGCTATGGTTCTAAAAGCATTGGTCATGGAGTTTTATGGAAAAAAGTTTGCAGAGAAATTGGCGCAATTCCAAAAGCTAGAAGTAAGTCTAATTTAAATACTCCCAAAAATCATCACAAGTATGTTGACACTTGTTGTGGCTTGACTTTCAGAAAGCATAGGTTGAGAAAAAACAGGACATACTCTTGCCCAAAATGCCATGTCAACTTGTTCGTTAGTGAGAAAGAAAAAAAAATAGATCGTGCGACAAAAGCATTAGCGAATGAAATATTTAGCGCTTGACAATTTTTTATTTTTACTTTAATGTATGATTATGAAAGACGAAATTTTAGTTGAACCAAAGATTTTAAAAAATAGAAAGAATCCTTTATATGTGATTACTTCTACTCATGCAGAATCAATTAACTTATTGACTCGCAAGAAAAGTCTTGATGAAGTTGATCTTGACTCTTTGAAGCAATTAGGTTTTGCGGTTGCGGAAAATAAACTTGACAAGGATGGCAACAAAGTCTACCTTAAACATAACACAAGAACATTTGCAGAGAAAATGAATTCTCGCAAACAACAAAATAAATAGGAGAAAAATATTATGGGATTAGATATGTACGCTTATGCTCGTCCACCTCGCAAGAGAAATAATGACGAAGACCTTCATATTGCAGAATGGCGCAAGCACAATCGCTTGCAAGGTTGGATGCAAGAGTTGTGGGAATCTAAAGGTTGTCCCAACGCAGACACAGAAGGCAATCCAATGGGTGACTTCAATAGTGTCGAAATGAAACTTACTTTAGCGGATATTTATGCTCTTGAAGATGCAATTCTTACAATGACCATGCCCGAATCTAATGGTTTCTTTTGGGGTAGTGATTCCTTTTTTTGGGCAGACGAAGATGGTAATGATTACCCCGAAGATCGTTACTATTATTTAGAAAGTGATTTGCAATTTGTAGATGATGCAAAAAAAATGCTTGACAAAGGTTATCGGGTGTTTTATAGTTGTTGGTATTAATCAATCACAAAACGCAAGGAAAAACATGGATACCGCACAAGCATTCGTAAATAGCATTAAACAATCAATCGCAAGCGCAGAAAAGATAGCAAACTCAATACCCAAGAAGGGTCTTAATGTTTATCTTGACAAGTCAACTATGGTCATGCAGACTTTTAGCGACCCAAGCGCATTTGCTTATGCCAAGCAAGCAACTGCTCGCAAGGGTCAATCAAGTATTCTTAGGATGCAAATGGATGGGGCGGGCAGAACCCAAGCAAAAGCATTGTAAAAGATGCAAAATATTAGTTTAACTATATAAATACGAACTTTTCGCCAATAACACAATAAAATGCTTGACATATCATGCAAATTAACATTAACTAAAAACATGAAACAATTAGAAGAAAAAATACCAACATACGAAGAATATACAAAAGATATGTCGTTAGTAGATCAAATAAAATTTTACTATGATGTTGACCTCAAAGATTTTTTTCCCGATGGATGGATGACTGATCCTTGGGAAATTGTTGCGCAAGTTGCAATTAATCCTAATTGGCTAAATGAATTCAACAAAGAATTTAAAGAATACCTACAAGAAAGAGAATACATACAATGAAACAACCTATATATAATGGCATAAACGAAGATGAGTGCGAATATTACGATGTAGTACAAGGAGAGATTGAATACAACAAAATGAATAAATTAAAAGAAAAATTAAAGACAAATATTAAATACCATATAGATAGAATAGCTGAAACAGGCTCATCATCATTTTCTACTTGCGATTATAGTGGATGGGATAAAGATATTTGGAATCACAGACATTCTATCATGGACAAATTGACTGATGAAGGTTATCGTGTTGAAAGTGCAGTTAATCATGGAGTATTAGATGTAACAATAACTGCAAATTTAGAATTATGAGTGGAGTAGTAGATACAGAACAATTAAAATGCCAAATATCTAACTTCTTATATGACATTACCAATGATGAGTATTATAGTGATGAAGTAATATTATCGGATGAAGACATTTCAAAATTAACAGACAGAATAGTTTTTAGAAACACAGAATTAAGAGAAATATTAAATAATGAAAGTAACAAAAATAAGATATTTTAATACATTAAATGGAGTTGGTTACGAATGCCACACAAATATAGATGGGGTGAGAATATGTAATCACGGAACAGGTGGAGCAACTTTTATTGATGGCGCATTTAAAGATACAAAAAATTTTAGAGAGTTATCTGAATGGGACTTAGAAGATTTAATTGACCAATACGAAAATAAACTCTTGACACAATAATAAAACCAATATAAAGTATTAAACATGAACGATTACATAGAAGAAAATAATAATAAATTACAATACGATAGTTTCACAGGAACTTATTTCTTACATGATGAAGAGTGGGAAGAACCTATGGAATTTACTGAAGACGAACTAGAACAAGAGGGGATATACATCAATGAATAAAGAATACAACATGACATTAGGATTAACTAGAGAAGAAATTAATGACATTCTAAATGGAGTGCCAATGAAGTTTCATTTCTTGAATGATGACAATTCTCCTGCGATTAGCGTTGCTATTAAAACTATGGAAGATGATCTACCTTTGGAGAACTACATGGATTTAAGCGAAAAGCTAGACGAAGAGTTGGCAAATATTGTTGACAAGTCTCCTGTTAATGTTTAGAGTATCGACATATTAACAACTATATGTACATAAAAGAGTAAAATATCGACATGAACCAAATAGAAGAAATAGTTTACCACAAAGATCAAATGTCTCTCGATTTTAATTGGAAAAAAATTGATGACGAGTTAATCCAAAGGGAGGCGACAATTTCCGTAGCAAATGGAGAGTATGAAGATTGGGATCATGCTTATGAATCTCATTGGGATATGTGGGAAAGTGGAGATTTAATCTTGACACCTTCTTTTTAATCGCTTAGAGTTATATTATGAAATTAGTATTAAGAGAAAACGAAGTAAATAATAAAGCAGATGGAACATATTATATAGATTGCATAACTACAAGTTATTTTAATCTAGTTAATTTGCTCGGAGAACCTACCTCAAAAAGAGGAGATAAGGTATTATGTGAATGGGTAATTGAATCAAATGAGGGTAACATTGCTACAATTTACGATTACAAGTCTGATACGAATGATGTTGCATTGGTAACTGAATGGCATTTGGGGGGCAATAAAGATTCGCTTCCTCTAATTGAAGAGATTAAAAATAACATTAAAAATAATATTGACTTTTACAATCTTGTCTGCTAGTGTATTAATATGAATTACACAACACAAAAAATTAGTTTCAATGTTGCCACAAATGGTGGAGATCAATATCGCTTATATGAATGCGTAGATCAAATCGCAGACCTCATTGATATGTACTTCGGTACTGCAATAGAAGATACCACAAATATACATAGATTAGTCGATGAAGAACTTGTTGTAGCAATGAGAAGGCAAGCTAAAGAAAATGAACTAGAAAACATAAATGGGGGGAGTAAATAATGAATACTAGAGATAAAGTAGAATGGAGTCGCACTCCTGTTCGCCAAATACAATGTCATAAAGTTAGTGGATACGATTATCACGACAAAATTGAGCTACCTATTCTTTTTAACTTGACAGATGATGGTAAAAGGCTTTATGATCGTGAAACAATGACTGATTATTTAGAAGATATTTTAAATGGTATAGAAGAACACGAAAAACATTATAATTAAATAAAAACATTTAGAAGATTAAACTAATTTTTCAATTAAAATAAATTTTAATATCAAATTACTTTATTAAATAAATAATTAAATTAACTAGAACAATGATAAAACAATTAGAAGGAGCAAAAACTTTCAAAGAGATTTTTCATCTTTATATAGGTGAATTGACAAACGCAGACACAGGAATGTCTTTTGAGAAGTATATAGCAAAGAAATCTTTTATGAATCTAGCAGAATTTTTAGACAATAGTCCATTAAGTGTTTCTCAATGGGCGCAAATAGACAAAGAAAAAGAAAGAACTAATAACACACCATCTTAATAAAAATGAACGAAATAATAGAATTAATTGAACAAAAAATAGAAGAGATTAAAAATTACTCTATATCCAACCAAGAAGACGAATCTCAATACATGAAAGAATTAGGTGCTTTTGAAGAAATGTTGAGAATAGTTGAAGAATTTTAAAAAAAAGTGTTGACATTATCACAATCATCAGTCATACTTCAATCATAGTTTAATTTATCACATATAACACACAAGAAAAATGATTATCACGGAAAACAAAAACAAGCAAGTAGTTCGCTCACACAACTTCGATGAAGTAAAATGCACCATTGATGCAGAAGATATGCGTTATGTAGCATCTTTGCTCCGAAACAATTACTCTAACACTCGTCTTGCAGTAGTGCGTGAAATTACCGCCAATGCGCTTGATGCCAACCTTGAGGCTAATGCTTCTCGTTCAATAGAAGTCAAGTTGCCAACTTCAATGAATCCATCATTTGCGGTTCGTGACTTTGGGGGAGGACTTAGTAAAGAAGATGTTTTTGGTCTTTATTCTAAGTACGGCAAGTCAACCAAGCGCACATCCAACAATTATATTGGCGCATTCGGCATTGGTAAGTTTGCACCACTTTCTTATGGTGATAATTTTACTTGCACATCATTTCATGGTGGATTAAAAATCGCATACAATGTATTTGTCGATGAATCTGATGATACAAAAATCGTAGAGCTATTTAGTGAACCAAGCAACGAACCAACAGGATTGAGTATTGAGGTTGCGATTTCTGATGGAGATATTAATGACTTCAAAGATATTTGTCAAAAATTCTTTAAGTTCTTCTCAAAAGAAGATATGCCTAAATTTATCGGGGCAGAAGAAAATTTTATCAAAGAGAATAAGGTCACATTAGAATCGAAAGATGATTCTTGGTTCTTCTTGGATGAAGATTCGGGTAGATACAGATATGGGGGTTATAATGCTCATGTTATTATGGGTAGAGTTTCCTATCCTTTAGACTCTCAAGCATTGAATGTTAAAAAATTCGTGCAAGACGATCAAAAAGCTAGTATAATTGGACAAATTATAGGTTCAAGTAATTTCTACTTGCGAGTACCTCTAGGTTCAGTAAAATTACATCATAGCAGGGAATCCTTGGAGTATAACAAAACTACTCAACAAAAAATTATTGATAGTTTATTGGTAGTTGTCGATCAAATTCAAGAGATTTCCAAAGAAAAGTTGGCAGATTCAACTGATCTTTTTGATGCTAAACGCAATTACGCTAGAATTGTCAACGCTATGCCTTATGGTATTCGTTCTGTATTTGAGAATAGCTTTGAATGGAATGGTGTAAAGATTGACTCTTCTGTTTTTAACAGAGATTATAGTCTGCAAGACAATTTGATTCTTACTCATTCTTGGAAAGAAGATGACTCTTCATCTCGCAATGGTTTCAAGATTCGTTCTCAAAAAGTGACTAGAGTTGAATGTCAAGACAATTATTTGTTCGTTATGCAAGATTTAGAATCTGCTCATGGCATGAATCTGCGAGTCAGAACATTAATGAATGCAGATGATTCGCTCAAAGGGGTTTATATTATTCGTGCAGTTGATAGCATCGCAGAAGATCATATTTACAATGAATGGAACTTCAATTTGATCGACAAAAAGCATATTCGATATGCCTCAAATGTTGAGAAAGAAAAAGTTCAGCATAGTGGAGTGCGCAAGAAAAATGGTAGCCGAGCAAACATTCCATTGTTCAAAATGGTAACAAAAAAGTCAAGTTGGGCAAACAAGAATCTTGACTTTTGGGAAAATGTCAAGGATAAAATTGAAGATGCCTCTAGCGTAGATGGTTCTTATAATGGCAAACTTGTATATATTCCAATCAAAAACTACAAGATTGAATATAATGAGTACACTCTCGACATCATCTATGCCAAGATGCAAAGATTCAATGGGCTTCAAAAAGAATCCGAAAAAAATAAAGTCTCTTTATTTGGTGTTCGGGTAGGAGATGTTAAAAAGTTAGACGATTCTATTTGGATTTCTTTTGATACTTTTTACAAGCAAGTCGCAAAAGATTTTCTATTGTCTGACATTAACTCTGCTAATGCTTCTTATACGCATAACAAACTTAAATTTGATCCAAGTGGACTAAGTGTGTATGTTCAAAATTTAGGCAAATTATTTATTAATAATTTTGTTGCGAGTAAAAAAGGTCATTCTCTTAATGTGGTTGCAAAGAATTGGAAGATGTTTGCTGATATTGGAAACCATACCGCATATAATTATATTCAGTTTCTTCGTAGTACAGATAAAGAGTGGCTTGAATCCAACCTCACGCAACTTGTAACTGCAAAAGAATTGTTGGCTCAATTAAAGTTAGTTGAAAAGCAATATCCTTTGTTGGTCAATGTTTCTGATATGTTCTCCTCATGGCATGGCATCGAAGAAAATAACTTGCTTAAAAATTTAAACGAATACATTTCCTTGTGTGATGATAACAGAGAGGGGGAAGGGTGATAACTTCCCTCTCTCAATCTTTTTTAAAATAAACACTTGACATTAAATAGAAAATCACTATACTAGAACATATTATTAATTATAGAAGTAACAATAAAAACAAAAACATTATGAATAAAGTACCATATACATTAAGTGAAAATTCACTCACCATTTTTTGGGAAGGCAAGCCTTACACATTGCGCAATGACCATCCCAATTTTAATTTAGCTAAGAAAGCTATTTTTGATGCAAGATACGATGATCTAGGAGATTTGCTAGACATTAGCAAGTCTATCGAGAATTTCGTTGAGGGTGACATTGAGGTCAAAGACGAAGTTGTTTACTACAAAGGTCATCGTTTGCATGGTGTTGTGGTTGACAAATTGCTCGAAATGCTTCGTGCAGGAATGAAGGATTCTGCTCCTCTTACCAATTTTATTACTCGCTTGCAAGCCAACCCAAGTGCAAATTCAGTCAATGAATTGTATTCTTTCTTGAGCTACAAGTCTCTTGCAACCACTCCCGAAGGTATGGTTTTAGGTTACAAGGGTGTTCAAGGTGACTTTTGGAGTTCAACAGGTAATGCTGATACCATTGTGGTTCAAGGCAAAACCAATGAGCGCCATCAAATTCTCAACGAAGTCGGGGCAACAATCGAAGTTGCTAGAAGATGCGTTGATGACAATAAGGACAATCATTGTTCTTTTGGTCTTCATGTTGGATCATACGATTACGCAAATGGTTGGGCAGGAGAAAGTGGACGCTTACTTCTTGTTGAATTTGATCCCCAAGATGCAGTTTCAGTTCCAACTGATTGCGATTTCCAAAAACTTAGGGTTTCTAAGTACAAGGTGATCTCCGATATTACTGACACTCGAAAAGAGTTAAATACACCTGTCTACGAGGCTAATAAGCCTATCTATGGGTCAGATGATGATGTCGATTATGATGATCTTGACGAAGATGTGGATAATTTCTTAGATTCAGATGATGATCTTGATGAATATGGAGAACCAAAAGTCATTCTTCCCGATAATTACGATGATGATGATTTCGACATGGACAATACTGAATCAGAAGACAATGAAATGTTGCGCCTTGCGATTCGCAATTATGTTGAAAACAAACATGAACAAGGTATTGACCCAACAATCAATCATGTTAATTCTCTTAAAATTTGCAGAGATTCGGACATGACTTGTCGTAAGGTTTTTGAATTGTTGGTTAATATGGGTTTTGATATAGAAGATAGTGAATACAAAACTTTAAGCCAATTACAAGTTTCTTAAAGATTTTAATAAAAAATATTGAAATAAAAACTTCTTTTCATATTATAAAGATATGGAAGAAAATAAAAAATTATCAGATATTACTAGCGTTGAAGAATTAGATTTATTTATCGGGGATGACGATATTACTGAAGAAGAATATCAAGATTTAGTTTCTTACATTCAAGATAAAAATGCTAAAAATAATTAATTAAATTTTTAATAATGGGTATTGTAGCGAGGTTAATTTGTTGTCCTTGGTTAAACTTCATCACCCAACTTGTAACTACATAAAAGCAAGTTAATTTTTATTATTTCAAATAAATCTTTAAATTATAAGTTCACACAGGAAAATGATAATTTCAAATGCTTTTTTTTATTTTCTATTTCCTTCTTTAAATAACTATCCCAACTATACAATATATAAAGATTAGTATAAGGGAATATATAAAGGATAATATAAAGATTTACATATAGATAAGATATATAATTAAAATGAATAAATTATTAAATATTATATTTTAGGGAGTGGCGAAATTAATTATATAAAAATATTATGAAAATTAAAATACTATCAATTATAAAAAATACTATAAAATATATTACAAAAAATATTATATCAAATAAAAAAAAGAACCAAGCGCAAAATAAAACAAATAAAAAAACTTTACGAATAACAAGAAATCAGTATGGATTTTTTTCAGTCGAAAATAAAGAAAAATAAATAATAATAGAATTAAATAAACAATTATAATAAATAATAAAATATTTAAACTAAATAAATATAATAATAAATTCGCGCCAAATAACTAAAAACAAATTTTAATAAAGTTAAATAATAAAATATTTGAAATAATAAAATATAGAATCAAAATAATTAAACAAGAAATAAGTTAAAGTAATTTGGAGGGAGTAGCTCAGATGGATAGAGCATCTGCCTTCTAAGCAGAATGTCGTGAGTTCGAGTCTCACCTTCCTCGCCAAATAATTAAACAAAATATTTTATATAATATAAAAGCAAATAATAAATAATAATGCTTGACATAATATAAAAAATTATTTAATGTTAAGACTCAAACAAAAATTAATCCAAATAATAAAACAAAATGAGTTTAGCAAAAGAAATAAATAATAGATTAGATGAAATATTATATATGCGCAAAGAGATGGAACGCATGGAGACAGACCTAAAGGAGGGTGAACCCCTAAAGAATATAACAACAGGCGAGAAGACAGACAAGGAGGGCGCAAAGAAGGTTGTCGAAGCAATGATCGACCAAATAAAGTCCGACCTATCCTCTCTTACCAACAAAGGTCAAAATGTAAGAGATATATTTACAAATAAGTATTATATAAATGACTTCATGCAAGATAGAGAGATACTAGAGAGCGCGCGAAATAATTAGAAACAAAATTTTTATATTTTAAATAAGTATATATTATTTAATTTTATCAATTTTTTTAATTAATAATTTTCGTTCTGTAATAGGCATTTCTTTATATACTTTATATGCTATACTCCTAGAGTTCATTAATCTCTGAAAGGGAGTGCCATTTACTTCGTAAAATAATAAAGAAGAATTAAAAAATTTGTGCGCCAAATACTTAACAATCTTTTCTTTATCTTTTCCTTCCATGCGTTGTAATACACTGCTGAAGCGGATCTTGAGGGAAATTATAAATAATTAAGTATAAAATAAATTAAAATTAAAATAAATTAATGTTAAATAATAAAATAAATTAAAAAATGCTTGACTTAGTCTGAGTATGGCGCTAGTATGGTTCTATCAATCACATTAATCACACACAAAAAAAGGAAAAATAATGAGTTTAGCAAAATCAGCAAGAGCAAGCGCAGTAATGAGTAAGGTAAAAGGAGGCGACCCTTTCGCTTTTACTCGTAGGTTCTTGGGTTACAACGAGGCAAAAGAAGGTATATTAGCTCAACAAAGACAGGCTAGTATAAAACTACAAAAAATTCTGTTTAATAAAAAAGTGAGGGGGGTAGCATAATGGATACAACAATAAAGCCTCTTAGTGATAAAGTTAGTATGTTTGCAACCAACGAAGAGTTGTATAACCAATTAACTCCAAAAGAAATTTCTTTAATTAAATTAGTTAAAGCAGAAGAATTCCTAGAAGATTTATACGGATCAATAATATATCCACAGACACAGGATATGTTTCCGCCCAAAAATAGTTACAATAAAATAAAAGACTTATTAAAAGAACTGCGCCAATTAAATAAATAATGAATAAACATACTTATAATAATAACTTTAAATATAAAGGACAATCAATAAACATACTAGTATGGAATAAAGATTTTAATCCCTGGAAAACAAAATTAATACTTGACAAATAAAAAATAAATTTATATAATATAAAACATAATATGAAATATATAATTATAACTTGCTTAATACTATGCGGTTGCACCTCTCACATTTCCAAAAAACTTCCACCTGTTGAAGACACTTCTAAAAAACTTCCACCTCTTGCAGATGGTTATCATAGACTCTTTGATAAGAATAGTGATAGATATGAAGATATTAGATGCATGAGAAATCCAAAAAAAACTTATGTAACGCATCAAGGGTGCATTATGTGTTGGATAGGTGATGATTTGACGAGTGATTCGCGCGATCCTATAATTATGGATCTTAAATCTGGATACGGAAAACGAAAAAAGAAATAATGAAATACATTTTAATTACATTAATTTTTATTTGCAGTAGTTGCGCGAACAGGCAAACTGTATTCACGAAAGAATTAGATGGTTTCGACCACTCATGTCCTACTAAAGGTCATGGAGATTGTTTCCTCTGTGATTCAAAAGACTTTCGGATAAAAAAATACTTGACAAATAAATAATAATATACTATAATACTAAACATATGACAAATACAAAAAAATCAACCGCAATTAACTTTGCTTATTCAAGTTTAGGCTTTTTTGCCGTTTCATTTTTCATCTGCATTGTCTCCCAAGGTATTGGGGGTTATGGAATGCTTGCTTCTTGCCTCCTTGGTCTTGTGGCATTTGTACTTGGCTTAGTAGAAAAGAATGCTAAAGCATGGGGATTAGGCTTAATAGCCCCTGTTTTGTTCTTTGCTTTGGTTGTTATAGGTTTAGCAATGGGGATAAGATAAATAAAAAATAACTTGACTTTTAACAAATAATAGAGTATACTATATAAATCATTGAGAAAGCTAAACTCAATTAAATCAAATAAGTTTTGATCTTTAACATTTTAATTTCTCACAGGTAGCCAATTATAACAATATAGTTTGGACTGAAAAACTACCTGTGAGTAACACTTTGGAAGGGCTTATAATCCTTCCTGTGGGTGACTGAGTAAGCCTGTGATGAGCGGGCTAAAGTATGCAGATCCCTGTGGTAGGGATGGTAGAGTCCAATCGGATGAGCCAAATGACAAATACCATGTCTAGTCTGTAGTACGAAGTAGGTACACCATGAACTGATGTTCATCCCGAAAAGTCGGAGGTATACAGTAGTCCTCCCCCACATCTATTTATCTATTGTCTTGTTCTATGTTTACCCCCTTGTGATTCCTGCGATATTCGCTAACGAATCACAAGGGGGTTTTTTGTTTGACAAAATAAACGAGATCCGTCATACTTATAAACATGATAGGAATAAATATAAACGACAAAGAACAATCTTTTACCGAGCAAATAATGGCTGGAGATAAAACAATAGAGACGAGAAATTCAAAGTCTCTTCATCCTTATATAAATAAAGTAGTAGGTATAATAAGAACAGGTAAAGGTAAAGCTACATTAGTAGGGTATACAAAAATAAAAGAAGCAAAAAAATATAATAATAATTTTGATAAAGATTATAATAAACATTTAGTTGCCCCCGATTCTCCTTATCATGGTCAGGATAAATGGGGATATATTTTAGTCGATTCATTTCGATGCGAGCCAAGATTAATTACCTCTAAAGGTATAGTTTCCCGAAAATTAGTTTGACACATTAACCATTAACCGTTATAGTATACTCATGATCAATACACTATTAAAAATTATATCTAAAGAACAATTCGGCTTTGTCGATTCTAACGACCTTAAGGTGATTGAGGAGGAGATGCCCACCCTTCCATTGCTAATGCGTTTTGGAGCCTGTCGCGAGATCTCAGAAGCGTCTCTAGTTAAGACCATTATCTCGGAGAAGGAAGCAGCCGGAGATTATATTCGAGATGTCTCTATTCCTGCGAGAGTATTAGACGCGATGTATGAAACTCCACCCATTCGCGGGTTTGAATCTGAGGTTAAAACTGCCATTGAAACCTTAAGGGCGTAATGGAGCTATTCTTTATTATTGCCTTTGCAATCATCCTCGGAATAAAACTCTTAAACGAAAATTAATATATATAAATATAGTATACAGTATAATATAAAATACAAAATATAAAATAATATAAAAAGCAAAAAATATATGTATAAACAATAAATAAATAAAATTTTCTTATCATAATAATTCCCCTCGTTCCATTCGGAGCGGGGGTTTTTTATTGACTTATTCTCTTGCTTTCATAAGTGGTTGAGTATTAGTGACTTACAGCTGGCGGCTGCCGGATTCCTAAGTTGATGATTATCAATTACTTAGCCAAGTTAAATTAATTTAACTTTTTTCTTGCTATATTTGAAGAACTACCTTAGTATGTATATATGATTAAGAGAAACCAACACGACCCACGATACATCATCAAGTCAAACCGACCTGTTTATGTATACAAGAATCTTCACAAGGACTGCTGGTCAGTCAAGCAACACGGATTAGTCAAGGCTCATATCCCAAGAGATCATTCAATTGGAATGTGGGATTGCTATTTCCATGTTGATGTTAAGGGCAGAGAAAAGGTTCTTCGTGAGAAGCGGAAGAATGTTCATGCGTTTGTCAAGGGTTATCTTCAAGATGCAGAGAATGTAGACACCGATCTTCCCGCGACAGAGGTAACATATAATCCATATAAGTATGAGACTTTTGTTGACAAGAACACCGAAAAGTTTGTATACTATGCAGATCAAGTTTTACTACAACACAACCAAGTAACCGCCTACACAAGATGAGAATAGAAGAAAGAATGATAGACTATGCCCAAAAGTGGTATAAAGAAAACGACCTAGAGACAGAGAAAAAGAACGGAAACGATCTTTATCTTCGAGTCAATGACAATGTATTTACTGAAGTCTCACACTGCGACATCAGACAAAAAGCCATTTTATGGTTGCAATCAGAACTAGAAGGAGTTATGTATAATTAAATGAAAGAAGAATTAAATGCAATTAAACATTCTATTGACGGACTCAGCGATGAAATGCTAGAACATCGCAGACACGCTAATATGGATGACCTTGTTAAAGTTATGAAAAGCATTAACGAAAACCTCTACTCAATCACATTTGCTCTTGAGGATTTGGCTAAAGAGAAAAAGATGCAAAACGAGTTGACAGTCGCACTAAAATAGTTTAGTTTTATATTATGAAACAATTATTAGTTAAAGTTCCCGTGTCACAATGCATTCAAGAAGTCCTCGACTATATTCAGTATAGCGAAATGGAGGGCGAAGTGGATCCGACAGATTCGTGGTACACCACATATCAATCACTACAAGAGTTGCAAGAGAAAGTTCTTGATGAAGAAGAAATGTCTTGACACAATTATTCATTTAGTATAGTTTTATATTATGGAAGAAACAATAGACATCACACCAAAATGGACAGCAGTCGTTAGAATATTAACTGAAGTGCTGAAAAGCCCAAATGCCGGAAATGCAGATAAGCAAAATGCCACCAATGAATTGCTAAAACTTGCAAAGATCGTGGACGATCAAAACGAAAGAGCAAAACAATGACACAAGCAAAGATAAGAGAAACCATTCTAGACATAGTCAGAGGAGAAATGGCATATGCCGATCCAATGTCCAAAGTATGCCTAGAGCAACATGAACGCCATCCTGAAAAGTTTCCACTTGGTAGCACTTTTCAGTCCGCAGAAGAAGTTTTAGAAGATATTGTTTTAAGCTTGACCTCATTGCAAAATGAGCTTAGGATAGAATCATCTTTTCAATCAGCACAACTATAAACACAAGGAACAACATGACAAAAGCACAGATAGAATCAAGAGTAGAAGGATGGAATTGGAACATGAACATCTTCGAGATATACGATGAACTCAGAGATGGGCATACAGGAGAAGAGCAAGAGCAACTTTTAACTCATGCATATAATTATTTCAATAACGATGTAATGATTAAAGAGCTTGCGAATCATTTTTGCGTAACTATTCATACAGACGAAGACTCACCGATACCTTGCTAAAATGAAGATGACAGAGATAAACATAAGAAACGAAAACATAATCCCTCAAGGTCAACATCTTGCCGTGATCGAAAGAAGCGATTTCTATAAGGACGACTACGATCAAGCTCTTATTCTTTATGGATGGGATGAGGTTGGGACATTTGAATCAGAGTTTAAAGATCCGATTTATGTTTTTATTTCTTGACATCATCTAAAAAACCTACATAATTAAAATCATGAACAACTACATAGAAGCAGTATGCGAAGGCAAACCACTTGACCTTCCTAATTATAACGAAAATTCAGAGCAATGGGAGATTTACTTTGAGGAGTCAGCGACACCTTATCACCCATACGATCAAAGAGATTTACTCGCAGTAAGTTTCGATTCAGCACAAGAAGCTTGCGACGCTTATAATTTCTACAACACGAGAGGAGAAAGCAAATAACATGAAAAAACTATTATTAAAAATTTATCGTTGGGTTAATCCTCTATACCAAGTGGTTTATACCACCCAAGACGGAAGAACAGAAATGTACACAATTACAGAACCTCAATATAAAAACGAATTCGGCAACATAAAAGAAGGTAAAAAAGTTGTGGGTTTTAGAAGCTTTTGTATCAATCGAGATGGCATTCGCTCTTTTCGCTACGATAGAATCACAGCCTTAAATAAAGTTTAATATGAAAAATACTGAAGTTAAAAAAGACGGATTAAAAACCTCCCTAAGAAAGTTTGGGCATATGCTAGCCCATAGAGAAATGAGAGGAGATGTCTCCGAGAGTTTTAAAGAGAAAGCAGAAAAACATAGGCTCAAGCTAAGAGCTTTTTACAAGCAGAGGTAAGTCCCTCTAGGTCAACGACTTGCTCGAGCCGCTGCCGCGCGACTTAAGTCGCTGATAGGCAACAATTTACAAAAACATATTTTATTTAACTTTTTTCTTGCGTTAATTATTAAATTAGCTTACTATGTATATATGAAAGCGAGAGAGATAAAGATAAGAAAGCAAATCCTTTTTACTAAGGCTCGCCCTTTCAAAATGAAGAATAAAACACTTGACAGAAAACTCAAACACAAAAAAAGATATGAATATTAACTCAGAATACACAAACAAAGAACCCTCTTCAAACGACATTATGGATCTTGCTATGGCTTATATTTGGGATAAATTTATCGAACCCCAAAAGAAAAGCTTAACGGAAGAGGATTGTGAAATGATTGCAGTTGTTGGATCATCTTTAAAAATGATTGCCGATCAAGCGACTGCGATGGAGAACTTTGAAGTCGAAATGCCTCAGACAAAAAAAGACTATTTCAGAAATTAATTCTTGACAAAAACAACTAAAACTATTATATTATACTTATGAATAACACAGAAAACAACGACAACGCTCCTCGCAAATCAGTTAATTTACATATTTGTGGAGGCAATCGCACTTTAGTAGACTTTGAGCAAGTTCAAGCAGTGCCTACTCCACTGCCATCATACCGCAACAAACCCAATAAGAGAACAGGTGAGATTGCTGTATCTCACCAACCGATCCCTCACCATGATCTTGTTATTGATACTCGCAAAACATTATTGGATAATGGTTTTGAAATTCAAGACGAGATACACTCTTTAGCGAGGGCGGATCAGCATTATTTTGGATTGTTTGCAGTAGATCACCCTAATCGAGTTGCTACTGATCGTGGTTGTGTTGTAGGTCTTCGCAATTCCCACGACAAGACTTTTCCTGCGGGATTGTGTGCAGGTGATGCCCCTTTTGTTTGTGATAATCTGATCTTCACAAACACTATTAAACTTGCTCGCAGGCATACTCGAAACATTCTCAGCGATCTTGATTTTATGATCAATCGTGCTTTGGGTAAGTTATTTGGCTTTTGGCATGGTCAAGATAATAGGGTCGAAGCTTACAAAAACTTTGACCTCTCAAACTCTCATGTTAATGATTTGGTGATTCGGGCTTGCAAGGCAGGAGCTTTGCCAAAGTCTAAAATCATTGATGTGGTAGACCAATGGGAATCTTCTGACCACGCTGAATTCAGTGATCGCAATATGAATTCTTTGTACAACGCTTTTACCGAAGTTTATAAAGGTAATTTGGTTGCATTGCCCAATCGCTCTGAGGCTTTACATTCTGTTCTTGATTCGGAAGTTGATTTTAATATTGAGAATCATGTTGAGAAAGTTCTTGACATGGAAGTTGTAGAGGGCGAATTGGTTGAGGTGTAAATAAAAGAATTAACTAAAGCCCCCCTTTTTTGTCGAGGGGGGCTTTTTTTATGCTTAAGTCGAGCAATCGTAAGTCGCTGATTATCAGCAACTTGCGTGGGCGGCTGCCGCGAAGCGTAAGTCGCTGGATACCAGCGATTTAAAAATGTAGAATTAATCGATCTTTTTTCTTGCTATAGTTCAAAAAGTGCCTTACTATGTACTTATGATTAAAACAACACTTCTCACATCAGGTAATCAAAAAATTCTCAAAGGAGAGAAATTAGGCTACATCACAAAAGGCATTCACCTTGCCCCAGCAAATTTGTCGGGCTACGAAACTTGCCAATGGCGTTCCAAAGGTTGCACAATGTCTTGCTTGAATACGGCAGGTCGTGGTCAAATGGGATCTGTTCAAGATTCACGCATTAACAAAACAAAGTTATTCTTTGAGAAGAAAATGGAGTTTTTTGAAAAACTATCCAAAGAAATTACTTCTTCAATTAAGTCAGCACAAAAGAAAAGCATGAAAGCTGTATTTCGTCCTAATCTTACAAGCGACATCATGTGGGAAAACGAGATCAATGAGGATGGTGTAACGATTCTAGAAAAGCATTCATCAACTCAATTTTACGATTATACCAAATCGTTCAAGAGAATGTGCTCTTTTCTTGGTAAACCTTTTATTAAGGGCGAGGAAAAATTTCCCTCTAATTATCATTTGACTTTTTCTCGTTCAGAGAATAATGACAAGAAGTGCGAAATGGTTCTTTTAATGGGTGGCAATGTTGCCGTTGTATTTCGCAATCAATTACCTAAAACATGGAAAGGTTTTGAGGTTGTCAATGGTGATGAAACTGACTTGCGTTTTCTTGACAAGAAAGGTGTCGTTGTTGGTCTTATCGAAAAAGGTTTGGCAAAGAAAGATGAAACAGGATTTGTAGTAGAAGGGACAAACTCATGAATAAATGGACAAAAGAAAAAGTAACAAATACATTCGATAATAATTTATCAATAACACTTCGGGAGCTTTCTCAGCTCTCGGGGTGGTCAGTCGCAAAGTTGAAAAAAGTTCTCCTAAGTGACTGATAGTCTGCGACTTAGGTCGCCGGCTGCCGCGAAACGTAAGTCACTGAATGCCAACGATTTAAAAATGTAAAATTAATTGATCTTTTTTTTCTTTTTGTTTGACTCGAGGGCTTTTATGCCTTAGTTTGTATATATGATTAATTACGACATACCAAGCAAATCTCTCTCACCATTTCAACCTTCAGCTTTAAGACTCTTGTCTTTTGATGATCTTGAATTCAAGCCACACGCTAATGTGGGAGGAGTTCATGCAGTCCTTCGCTTTGAAAATGGCTTTTCAATTTCAGTCGTTGCAAGTGATATGCCCGAAGGTCAAAGAGGATCATTCTACGGAAATGTTGCAGACAACGAATACGAAATCGCTATCTATGATGACAATGGCGATTATGTTCCTCTTCAGTTATCTGACGATGTTCTCGGTTGGCAGTCTCCTTTGTCAGTAAGTAACCATATGAGAGATGCACAGATAAATGGCAAGTCATGGGTTAGACTTTTACAAAAGTTAAGAGATGATTTCAGAAAAGAATTGCTTGACTAATCAACAAAACTAAACTATATATAGAGATATGAAAATACAAATTGAAGATTACCGAGGAAATGACATTTGTTCGTTTAAAATTAATACTTTTGCAAATGATGATGGCATTGCTGACATTGGCGATTTTATCGATTGCAATTATGCCGACATGGACGAAGACGAGAATGGCGACCTATACATCAGAGTACAATTAGAAAAAGAAGACTTGACAATATACTCAAACTAAACTAAATTATATATTATGGAATTAACACAAAAAGAAAGACTCGCCCTTATTAAAAACGCACACCTTGCAACACAAGGCACAATCAACCAATTAGTTGAAAACTTTATTGAGGAAGTTAAAACCGAGGAAGTTATCGGAGAGAACGGATTGTTTAATGTCGCCACCCATGACATCGAAGACGAAAAACAATTTCTTCATTCTGATATTGCTGAAGACATTGACGAAGAAGACCAAGACATCGGAGTATCTGACGAAATGAAAGGAGTTTACAAATGAGTTATGACATACTTTTATTCTTACCTTGGTTATTTGTTTTTTACATGATGTATGAAAGTATTTTGCTAAACAAATGAGTATTTTTTTATTGATCGGTCTCGCGTTTTTATTATTTTTAATCATCAAAGAGTAGTTCTATTATAATCCAAAAAGCCTTAAGTTGTTGAAGTCCAGCCACTTAGGGCTGCGGCTGCGGCTAAGCTTAAGTCGTTGATATACATGAACTTACGTAAGCAAAATTAATTCATTTTTTTCTTGTGTTAATTGGGTTTATGCCTTAGTTTATTTATATGACATTAAAAGACAAAACAAACGGAAAAGAACTAACTTTTGAACTCTTGCCAAACGGCATTCTAAAAGCATACGATTATCATTGTGGTTGGGATGTTTCATTCAAGAAAGTGGGCGACACTTGGCAGGGTCACATGAATGGTGGCTATGTTGGTTACAAAGGCATACTTACACAACTTAATTTACTTCAACAAAGTTTAGACGAAGTAAAACAATTAATGAAAATGGTTAAAGAAATCGTTTGACATTCAATAACAACTAAACTATATTAAAGATATGATATTAACAGAACCAACACAAATTGAAGCATTCAGATATAAAACATTACTTCGGGGGCTAAGGCTTGAGCTTAGTGGCTTGAGGATGTCAAGGGGTAGAAGTTGCTACTCTATCGTCAAGGAAGAGTTTGGCTTAAAAGGTAGCAAGCAAAAAGTTTACGATCAATTTAAACAACTAATGGAAGGATAAAATTATGGAAGGTTATAACGGATGGAAGAATTGGGCGACTTGGAATGTGGCTTTATGGCTAGCTAACGACGAAGGGCTTTATAAAATGGCTCGAAGATTTGTTCACTACAAGGATTTAGCTAACGAGCTAGAAGCTTGCGATCAGACAGCGACTCCGGACGGGGCGAGTTATAAGGATGAGGATTTAGACACATACGCCCTCGATGAATGGCTAATGGATGAAATGGAAGAATAATTCCATAACTCGCTTATAGTCAACGACTTGATGCGGGCGGCAGCCGGCCACTTAAGTGGCTGACCATGAGGAGTTTACGTTAAAACTCTAGTTGGTCGTGATAGCCCCAATCAACATCTTCGTTCTCCGAGAACTCCTTGAGAGCTTGGCGATCAGCCTCCTGATCTTCCTCCCATTGGCGAATAACTTCTTGATGGGCAAGTTCGGACTCGATTCGAGAGCGTTCCTCAAATTCTATGTCGGTCATTCCAGTAGCGTTAGCAAGGCGAGTGAGTGAATCATTGTTTTCTGTCATATGTATAAGGTAATTGATTTAATGGGCTGAGTCAAACTCTATTTTTCTTATTATTGAAAGATAACATTGAAGCGAAACTGATTCAAGCCTTCCTCTTTCATAATCTTATTGAGGTGAGATTGACTTGACGCAGTCCGAACTCTCGGGCGATCATTGCCGTTTGAATCGACGCCTTGATCGAAAATCTTAACTGAAGTGTGAGTTGACCATTCTTTTATTCTAACTTGTATTTTATTCATATATACAAACTAATACATATATTAATAGAAGTCAAATAGAAATGAAAAAATTTTTCACTTAATAATAAATAGGATAAATAGTAAATAGACAAATACATATAAAAGAGCACAAACGATGCAATTTAACCCCCCTCATATTATAACGCTTTTTTTTTAACTTATTCTACTGTTTCGTAAGTCGTTGTTTATCAGTGACTTACGTTGGCCGCAGCCGCCCCGCTAAGTCACTGATTATCAGTAACTTAGGGAAGTTGACTTATTCTACTACTATATTAGATCATAGTAGCGAGGTGAATAGTCAACTTTGCAAGAGGTTTCGTCAATCTCAAACTCTTCATCTTTAAGTATTTTTTTGACTCTTTCAACTTCATCAAGCTTGATAAAGTCAACTTTTTTACCATTTAAGTCAAAAGCTTCAACTTGTTCAACTTTTTCAAAGTATCCAATTAAAGAAACAGATGAAACTTGATCGCCCCAAAGGTTTTCAATTTCGTCAGTCCATAAAGAACAAGTTAATTCGATATAAGATCCGTCTTCGTCCGAGTAGGAACAAGTCAAGATTTCTTCGTCAATTTCGTAAAGCTCAAAAGCTGTATCTAAATTTTTCATAGTTATTTTTTCCTTATAGTTTTTCGGTTAACATTTCTTCTCTAACGGCTTTATTTGCGATAGTAACCATTTCTTCCATCCAATCATTTACATTTTCGATAGAAGTCATTCCATTTCTTCTAATATCGTGACCAACCGAGAATTTTATTGATCTTGCCAAAGTAGCAACTTCTAAAAGAGCTTTTGATAAATTATAAGCTTTTTCGTTCTTATATGCGTTGTTGTCGATCACATCAAAGAGTGAGATTTTGTCTGTAGTAGTATTTTCCATATATATAAAGTAAACTATGTTTTAATTAATTGCGAATTTTATTTTAGTTATTTTGCTGATTGCTTAATCATTTCAAAACTCCACACATGCCCACCGGCACATTCCCAAAGGTCAAAGGATTCAGTCATGGGGCTTGCTTGAATACGAACAAGGTTATTATCTTGAATGAATTTTTTTATTTCTTCTGTCATCATATTTTTTTCTTTAGTTATTTTCTAGTAAAAGAAAAGAGCTTGTAATCTTAATTCCATGGCTTTGGGCTTCCTTGAAAGAATCAAAAGAGCCGGAGTAATTATTTCCGATATATAAATCGAAAACGACACTTGACCAAGTAGAGAGAGGTTTAATCTTAATTTCCATATATATAATCTAAGGGTTGAAGCTCATTAAGTCAAGCCGTTTGAGTTTTATTTTAAAGAAAGTTTTAACGAATTAAATTGTATAAGTTATATAAATTTATAAACTATACTTTTATTATTTATATTATATATACATTACCGGCTTATATTATGTATATAAGTTTGATTTATTTAATGTATAAAAGTTGGATTGGCACGATACCTGAACACCACTTACGCAAGTCGTTGTTTATCAGCGACTTACGCCGGCGGCAGCCGCCCCGCTAAGTCACTGATTATCAGTAACTTAGGGAGCTGATTATTAGCTAATCGAGCCTACTATTAGGACAAACAAACAGGGGGATAGGATAATGCATCCAAGTTCTATGGTTAAGATTAAAAGTTCCATTATTTAATTGAAGAGTACAAGGTTAAAGAGAGGGCGATAAACACTATTATAATCATATTAATCAACTAAGATTAAAGGCTCAGGCAATGGAGTTTTTGCGATATACTCGGCAAGCTCATTATGTGCGATCCTGTCGAGATCTGCCTGTGCAGATATAACCTGCATTTGAGCAGAAGCAGAGCCATTTTCTGCGTCGTCGTTGTTGTTGTCGATGATGGCTTGAAGCCTTCTTTTTTCTTTTTTTAATGTATCGTTCATAAGTATAATTTAAAGGATTTTTTGTTTATTGTCAAGCTATTTGAGAGAATTATTTATCAAACATTATTTCTAAGCAAGAATCGAATTGCTCAAGGAAGATCCTTGGTGCATCAGTAACAAACCAAGTTTTACTCGCGTTTGTAATTAGCCTTTCTGTGAGTTTGTCGCTTACAACCTTTAAGAGATCTGTGTTTTTGTAGATGTTTGACTCGGTCAATTCGCCTGTCTTTTCATTTATTAACTTAGCCATGTACACATCAATGTATTCGGGACGATATTGTTGACTTAGCATAATTTCATCTTGGCAAGCTATCGCCTCGACTCGGTAAGATTCACCTTCGATGCCCATGATAAAGTTAAAAGTAAATTCCTCTGTGTCTGTATTATATAATGATTTCATATATATAAACTAAGGGAAATTTTAACTAAAGTCAAATTTATTTACAATTACCTTTCAACTATGTTTTTGCACAATGCTATTGAGCGAGTGGCTTATAGTGCAAGCTTTAAAGCTGCACTATTCTACTGCAAGGCAGTCTGATAGGTTACTTTTCTGGTGATCGCACCCCTCGTAAGTCGTTGTTTATCAGTGACTTACGCCGGCGGCAGCGGCCCCGCCTAAGTCACTGACTATCAGCAACTTACGGAAGGATTTTCAGGGTGGCGATTATTTTATTGCATTATTGCATTGCTACTTATACTCTTGAATTAATGACTTATTCAGTTGTAACTTATTCGGGCACAAAAATGCCCTATCCTTTTAGTAGGATAAGGCATATTAAAAGAGGTTTTAGATATTATAGTATAAGACAAGAGAAAGAGAGAAAAGTGCTATTAATTCCATATTAGACTTGTGCAAAAATCCAGTGGAAAGGGTTAATTTCAGTGCCGTTTAGCATAGGCTTAAAGTTCTTTTGGTGAATGCCTAATCCTGTTATGCCGTTGACTCTTTCTATTGTGGTTCGAGTGTTCCAACCTGCAAGCGTTGCCATGACAAGCCCCGAAGGATCACGCTTGACAATTTCGTTGCCATGTAGAAAAACGCTTGTGCCGTTTGTTCTTGTGTTACCGACTTTCAGGGATTTGCCTTGCTCAAAGGCTTCTTTTATTTGCTCTGTTACTTTTCTCATATTGTTTCGGTGTTTATTACTATTGTTTTTTGTCTTTTTTCTTTTTCGATTCTGTTTGCTATTTCGTAAGCTTTGGACTCTGTTCTTGCGTTGTCAATTAGTTTGCCTAGAAAGCGAATGTCCCACCATTGGGAAAAATTTGGATTTTTTGATATTGTAATCATTTTTTACCTAGGTAAAAGCTTACCTTTTGAAGTAAGCTTTTACCTGTTCACCTGTTGCCTTTATTAGATCTGAGATAAAAACCTCTGATTCGAAAAGATGATCTTGTGCATGGTGTTTAATCGTTGCGATTCTTTGAGATCCGACTCTACCAACTGAAACGAGACGCACGACTTTATTATTTGTCTTTGAGTGGTAAAGACTTCCGTTTTTTAATCCTTTAGTAATGTTCATATGTATAATGTAAGCGATTTAATTAATTTATGCAAACTTTTTCTTTAGTTATTTGCTCTTTTTTCTGTTATAATTTTTTGCCAAGCTTTTCGGGCAACTTGTACGGCTTCAAGAGCGTCAAGAATTGCCATGCCTTGAGTCATTGA